CTGTGTTGTGTGTCGGCGGTTGCGGCTGCAAACCAAGGAGGACGACCAGTGAGTGACTCGGAGATGGTGCCGTTGTCTACTGCTGACCGACGACTGATCGTGTCCGCTCTGTGGTGGGTGCGACAGATACAACCGACAGCCCCGATGGCTGTTGAGATGGAGGCTCTAATGGGCCGACTGGAGGCAGCAGATGAGTGACCTGACACCTGTGGCGCATGTGGCTCTCTCTGGTGGATCGTTTTATGTGTACGAGGGTGTGGCCAAACTGGATAAGGCAGCGGGCGACAGTGGATGAGGTAGCGATTTACTATCGCAAAGACCCAAGCTGGATGGCGAAGACGCCTCTGAACCCACCCGTCGAACACAGTCCTTATTCGTTGGTTGAGGTTTTTCACGAAGAGATAGCGAACGTCGCCATTATCGCTAACGTGCCCGAATGGCAGGACTACTACTTTAGGAAGCTTCAGAACATCGAACGTGGCGACCTACCCGAGAAGTTGGGCATTCGCTCGATGATGCATGGTGACATCATCACCCTCATCGGTAAGAGTGAACGCCGAGCATGGCAGTGCGAGATGATTGGATGGAGAGAGATCCGTCCTGAGTGGTTGGTCAATGGTGATCTTCCGCATCCATCTCCTGCGCTAGTCTCGTTGAATGCGAAAGAAACGTAAGAAGACGCAACAACATGTAAGGAACAGGGCCAAGTTGAGTCCTGCTAAAGCGAAGCGTCGTGCCTTGCGTAAGAAAGAAGCCGATGCTAGACGCAAGGCTTACTACGAAGAGTTGATTACCGTCAACAAGATAGGAACGAACAAGTGAACAGCGGGGCTGAAGAGCTCGACGATGACGAGGTGGTGACTGAGTGGGTCACTCCGTTTGGGAAGGTGACTCTCGATCCGAAACAGGGGACGACGAAGACCGAGTATTTCGATGTGAAGCCACGGTCAATCGGGTTGAGAAAGAAATACCGCAAGTTCTAAAGAAAAAGCGTCATAAAGGTTGGCAGTAGTCGCAATAACGACTAGGTTGTTTGTTGTAAGGCAAATCAACCCATGGAAGGGGTTTAAATGGAAACCGAAGCAAGGCCAAGAGTCCGCATGAAGGGAACACTGACCGGAACCGAAGTTGTGGGTAACTACCTACACCTCTGGTTCGCCAGTCCTGACGGCGACTCGTCCGATTCGCAGATCTTTCGAATGCGCTGTGTCGATGAGGTACAAGCCAAGTTCATCGAAGATCAGCACCGTTCTGTCTGGGGCATCTAGGAACCCCTTCCCCCCTCATCCACCTAGGGGTCACGGACGGGTTAGCGGCTCCACTCTCAGGCTACGGCTTGGGGGTGGGGCCGCTTTCTTTTTGCTGTAGCAACTCTTCTAACGTGAGCTCCTCCGGGGGAGTCCCGCATGGGTAGCTAGAAGCGTGATGCCGAGCAAGGATTCCGCATTTCGAACACTCGGTAACTTTGAGGGCAGAGTTGTTGACCTCGTTGAATCGGTCGGCGAGACGAACGGTTCTCCAGCTGTGCGATTGCGTGTTGTCTTTTGCTTCTTCAGGGGTACCCGTGAACGTTGGAACCAGACGAGTAAGTTTTCCCCAGAAGTGGGACACTACTCAGTCTCGGGTTCGACAGGTTGGGGAGCGTTGTTCTCTTCGAAGATCTCATCGACAATCAGCTTGGCGTAGCGTTTCCGAAGTCGCCAAATCTTCTTGTTCATCTCGTACATGGCCTTGGTGTCACGAGCTTTATGGGTGACTTGCGGGTCAAAGACGCCGAACTTGTCGAACATGGCGTTCTCCAGATCCGGGGCTTCTAGCAAGATGTCAGAGATCCACCCGCCAGTTTCGTCGATTTTGATCATCATCTCTGCGAGTCCTTCGGGTCCGAATTCTGAGTGAACCCGTTGGACAAGGGTTGAGCAGAGGTGTGAGCGATACACCTGCTCGATACGCATAGTGCCCGACATGAAGTCGCCAAGGAACTCAATTAGCTCCTGACGGCTAACTTCGCCGGTATCCGAACTCGATTCTCCGCCTTCGATTTCATCAGACATACCAGTCCCTTCCTTTCGACAAGCGCAGCCTCCCCTATTGTGCCATGCGGGGATGCTCTAAAGAGACAGTAGGTATTCTTCTGCAGCCGATTTCTTACTCGACACCCATGAATTGTGGGTCATTGAGGCCAGTGCACGGTCCTTGGGTTCGGCGTCACGGGTGTGGTCGAAGTACTCAACTACTGCGTTGTAGGCAGACCATGCGTTGTACCCGTAGCCACCTGCGTTCCGGGAAGAAGTGAACAAACGGCGAATAACCGATCCGGTTTCTTCACGATTCGACCGTTGCCTGCTGGTTTCGTTGCCCTTGGGAGGAAGTACAACATTTAGAAGTCTGTCAAATTGACGTGAACCCGCAATCATTGGTGTGGCCAACATCTCGTTGGCTGTGGTCTTGAAACCGTCAGCCCAGTCCGTGGATATCCCGAGAACTTCTTTGGCGTGATCAACAGCAAGCTTGGCATTGCGAGTGTGCTTAGCGGTGAAGACAGACTTGGCAGTTTTCTTGCCGAGGGTGACCGTGTTGTTGCACACGCTTCGGATAGCCGTGTTGGCGTAGGTCATAGCGATCTTGCCGTCATGACCCGTGTGTACTAGTAGGTATCGTTCCAACCTGTCGTTGATACCCGTGGGGTCGATGATCAATCCGCCCATGTCGATGCAGGCGAAGAATTGGCGACCTCCATGCAGTACTCCACATGTGTCGACGACTGCATCTCCGGCTGAGGCGCCGACGATGTCTAATGCGTACTGAATGCAGTCCCTGTTCTGCTGAACGACGTATCGGGTCCCTACGGTCGCTAATCCGTTAAAGCTTCCGTCGTTGTTTTGTCGCAGAGTGGCTCGTGAGTCTTCAACAATGATTTTGCTGCCATCCGGATTGAGAATCCAATTGCCGTCGTCATCAACAGCGGCGACTTTGGCGAGAATTACGTCGTAATCGGCTTCTGCCGCTTCAAGCATTGCTTCAGCAGTTTGAAGTCCACTCATGGGTTTGCCTAGGCGATGCCATGGAATTTCTCGGTTGGAATAGGCGAATTTGGCCGTTCCATCGGTGCGTAGTTCTAGGTCGTGGCTCATGGGTCAAGCGTACACCGAATACCAGTTGAATCCAACCAGAAAGGCGGAACCCCCCAGTGACAGGGCAGAAACTGGAGGGTTCCATGATTTCACCCGTGAGCGCTTCTAGAGCTCATCGGTAGTCCCGCTTACGAGGGAACGATCCACATGTGTTCTTCTCCAAAGAGCGATTGCATCCTCTTGTTGTACTCCTCCAACAAATGCGGACGATAGAAGCGTCCCCTGTACGGTTTGTCACCGCTGGGGTGGTTCTTGACACACCAAGAGCAGACATGTTGGAGTTCAGTCCATGTGCTGCTCCTTTGAGAAATGACGGACGGACCACCTTTAATCGAGGCCGGTCCTCCAGCCTGCCAGCCTCTTTCGACGGAGAGCAACGCAGGCTCATGAAAATGGAGGACTCTTAGTTGACTTTGACGAATGTCTTGTACTCGTTGTGCTAACCCGGCTCCGTCAAGTGGTGACCGAGATAGCTACGGCACTCACAGTCCCGCCTTTTGGCTAGCGCGGCGACGCCATGGCGAGTGGCATCAGTGGCTGGGTGCGACAAGAGATCCGCAGGTGGTCCATAAGGGGCGAAAGTGTTCCCCGTAGTCCGTCAGATTGTGTCCCTTCTGGGTGCGAGTGTGTCGATGTAGTCGATGGTGTTGGCTAGGCCGACCTTGCGCATGCTGGCCGTCTCAGTGTGACCACCTCGCATGTGCGCCTTCTCAACATTGGGCGGTGCGTTCAGGTCTTGTCGCCAGTGCCGTATGACTTCTTGTTCGATGTCCTCTGCCTCTTGACCTGTTGTGATGTCCCAAGTCTTTACGATGGCGAATCCATTGCGAACGTTGTCACCCATTCTGCGGTCAGCGGACTCTGCGCCTGCAACGCCTACCTTCAATGCGTTATGTCCCGTGTGCTTCAAGAGGTAGACGATGGCTTCCTCCATGTAGTTGAACGAGGAGTGGCAAGCTTTGCAACCTGAGCCCCCTTTAAGGTTCGTGAGAGAGGGGGTGACGACAGCGCCACATGAGTGCTTCATCTTCCACTTCTTCTGAGAGCCGCTGTATTCGTCGATGGGTTCGAACCCTCTGGAACGAACGTAGTCTGCTGCTGCTTCTGGACTGATGGTGTGTGGGTGTGACCATCTAGGGCTGGCACCACCCGTGAGGCTGCTGGGGTCGATTGACTTTCGTGAACATGGGTAGCAACCTGAGCCTCCACGTCTGATTAGTTCAAGGGTGGAGTGACGTTCGCCGCCGCATTCGACATGGATGGTTCGCCAAGGTGACTTGATGGACAGGAACGGCTCCAGAGGTTCGTGCCCTGCTTGCCTCATCTCTTCGAACACTGCTTCCTGAGAGATTCGTGGCTTAGCGCCTGTTCCCTTTTGGCACTCACATTGCGTGATGGTCCAACCCTTCTTGATGGCCTGCTTGATCATGACTGGCTTGACCGTGACTGTGGCCCCACAGGTGTGTCGGCATTTCATGGGAACCTTGCTGCCTGTGTACTCCTCTAGAGGGGTGAAGCCATTGTCGATCATCAAAGCCGTTGCGTCGACTGCTGCCTTCTTGATGCGTTCTGCTACCAGACGCTGGTATCCACATGTCCTGCATCCGCCTGTAGCGAAGAGACTTCCGATAGTGGGCGATCCTTTGGTGTCGCAGGTCAAGCACTTGACCTTCCAAGGTTGGGTGGTGCGTCCATGCCAAGGCTCCAGTGCGACGAGGTTCTTCTCTTTCAGCCGAGCGTTGGCTTCTTTAGCGGAGAGCGATCGGTTGCGCATGGGTGCGGCGTGTCGATCACAGGTGCAGTCCTTCTTACACTTCAGTGCCTTGCTTCGGGCTGCGGTGTCGTATGCCATGTGCGTACCTTAGTTGGATGTCAACGTCGTGTCAAGGAGAGGCAACATCAGTCAAGGCTGCGGATGACAGCGAGGACATCAGCGAAAGACATGGAGGGCGAAAGCTTCTCCTGATGTCGGATGTTCCTACGTTCCCTCCGAGTAGTGCCGCCCCAGATACCAAGGAGGTCAGGTTGAACGAGGGCCTCAGCGAGACAGGAATCTCTCACATCACAATGATGGCAGTACTCCAAGGCTGGACCTCTACTGCCTCCACGTTTGGAGAAGAAGATGGTGGTGTTAGCAGAGATGCAGGCTGCCTTGTGCTTCCACGGCTCTCTACTCATCAGCATTACCCGTGGAGGGCACGCGAATTTCCTGACCAATCTGGATCGACGCCGTCCCACCATTGAGTTGGACGAAGTGGTACACGGCGTTCTCAAGGTTGCCTTCACACCGGGTGCGTGCAATCTCCCAGATGGTGTCGAACGCTTCAGCCACATGGGTCCCACTCTCACAAGTGAAACGGGAGTGGCGTTCGTTCGTCCAACCGAGGCCCCAGATAGCAAAGACCATGAACGCTGCGATGGCTGTAGCCGCCGCCGTGAATCTGATTAGCCCTGTCATGGGGATAAGCCTAGCGGTTATGCCAACAACAAGCAACCTCGCAACACGATTTGCTGGGAAAAGCCAAGGAATACCATCCCCCCCCTCGACACGCCGAGAACCGAGTTGTCTTCTGCCCCGCTTCGCAAGCTCAACCGGCGAGCAACACCCAAACGAAACCGTGAGGCAACCCAAACGAAACCGTGAGGCAACCCTGAACGAATCCGAACGAAGTTACCGAACCGTCACTTCATAGTCCCGCAAACTTTTCGAACACACGTTCGGGCTGTGGGGGCACGCATACAGAATTTTGGTGTGTATGTTTCTCTGGTTTAATTCAGGAGAGTGCGGAGTAGAGGATGGTTGCGAGTGCGATGGTTGTGATGAGTGTGAGTGTCCATTGCAGGTGGAGTTGGTTCTTTTTTTTGTTGTAGAGCTTGATGCCTTTTTTGTAGGCGTCTTTGGTGAGTTCGTCTCTGTCGATGATGATGCCGTGTGTTTCGTAGTTGTGGCTGTTTAGGAGGATTTCGAGGAGGTTCTCTATGACGAGGCTTGTTTTTAGGTAGTCGTCTGGTTCTTCGTTGAAGGATAGGTGGCTGAGTTCGTTGATATAAATTTCTAGGGCTTCGTAGATTGTGTTTTGTCCGGGTCCCGTGGGGCCTTTTTGGGAGGGGGGTGTGGGTTGTTCAGCCCCGGTCATGTTGTGGGGTGCCTAAAAATTTTTGAGGGGTTTGTTTTCTTTTGTTGTTGCATGGGTTTTTAGGGGTTGCGCGGTTTGCGTTCTCCGAGTGTCCATCCTGCGTAGGCTCCGGCGGGGATGAGGATTGCGAAGGCCCACCATTCGCCGACGAGCCCTCCGGAGATGATTCCGCCTGAGATGGCGAGGATGGTGCCGAAGAAGAGTGATTTGAGGTTCATCCGCTTTCGCCTCCGTATTCGAAGTTGGGGTTGTATCCGCTTAGACCGATTCTTCTTTTAATTTTTTTTTTGGTAACGATTGGTCGGACAAGTCGGACCACTCTGAACATCTCGGCTCCGTCGATCAGGTCTTGGAGGTCTGTTTTGGAGTCGAGCATTTTGGGGGTGATTTTGTTTCCGTCGGTGGGGAGAGCTTTGGCGATGTTGTCTGTGGCGACGTGTGTTTCTCTCTCTAGGCTTTTGTCGATGATGCCGTTGGGGGAGTTCCGCATTGTGGCATCACAGATCGCCGGTCGAAGATCGAGTTTGAGGATGCCCTCGACAACTTCAACGACGCAGTCGGCAACGATGAGGAAATCTTGGTAGTCAAGTTCCTTTTGCTGAATCCATTTGCGACGCATGAGACCCTCTAGTGGGGGCATGCCGGATTTGGCTACAGCTTGAGCTCGTTCGGTGAATCGGGCTTGCATGGCTTCGATTTTGATGATGGCTTCTGCGCTGACTTCATCCATAGATGTGACGTTAGCAGCTTTACCCCCACCTGTAAACCCAAGCTGCTAGTCTTTATTTACGTTAACGATTGAAGGTGATAGCGAGTGGACATAGACCTGCCAGTGACATCCCGTTGGGTGCGGCTCGATGAGTTGCATCCTCGGTTCAAATTACGCTTGGGGGCGTTTTTTGACGATCCGATTATTCGTGGCCGGGTGGCTATCGTGTCGGGCGTGAGAACGATGGCTGCACAGCAGGCGTTATACGATAAATATAAATCAGGCAAGGGAAACTTAGCTGCCAATCCTCAAAGACGTTTTGGAAATGGCTTTCAGGGTAGCTGGCATATGGCTCAGCCTGCATTTGACAATTACGGATTTGCTGTCGATTTTCGCATTACCGGTAAAGGCTTATCCACTTGGGAAGTCAATAATACTGCTAAGCAGTATGGCTTACACCCTACAGTGAGTGGCGAGTGGTGGCATCATCAACCATATGGGCGTTTTCTAAACGGACAGTGGAATTGGTTTGATGCTCCGGCGCTGAAGGGCGAGCAGTCTGAAAAGGCGATTCGCGTAAAAGATCAAGAATTGGCAAAAGCGAAGCATCCTCTCCAAGAACTTGCTGAGGCTATTGCTCGTGCCCGCCGTCAAGTTTTGCGCAAGGGTGATCGCGGAGAAGCTGTAAAGCTGCTTCAAATGTTGTTGGAGAAACAGGGCATTAGCACGGCCAAAACTTCTAGTCGCACGATGACCGGAAAAGGTATAGACGGGATCTTTGGACGCGGTACTGAACGTGCCGTAAAGCAGTTCCAAAGGAATGAGAGCCTTACGATGGATGGCATTGTTGGTCCTGCGTCTTGGCAGGAGCTCTTCGACTAGATTTGTCGCCGCTTCGCGGTCTCTTTGAGCATCAACCCTTGTTGCTGCTCAAGCGTGACAATTTTAGATTCCAGCATCTGCAAACGTCGTCGAACATCGTTTACGGTGTCGCGTAAAGCGCCGATGACGGCTTCAATTTCCTGCAGTTCCCCGTCCCAAGTGGCCATCGTACTAGTATACCTGATATGCCTCCCGAGTCCACTCCAAATATGTCATGGGAAGTCACACCAAGGACGCCTAAAGCCGATGCGTCATTAGACGAATTGGCCGCAGAAGCTAAAACTTTGGTGGATGATTTCTTTAAAACTGCCGAAAGGTTGCCTCACTGGGGAATTGTGCTGCGTCGTATCCGTTTGGCTGCGATGCGTGAAAAATTTGATTCTTGGCTTGAAGATTTAACAACAATTTCTGACAAGTAAATCAAATAGCGCCCCCGGCAGGATTCGAACCTACAACCTTCGGGATAGAAGCCCGCTGCGCTATCCGTTGCGCCACGGGGGCCTAGCTCGGCGGGGAGGGCTCGAACCTCCAACCTTCGGGTCCAAAGCCCGACGTTCTGCCAGTTGAACTACCGCCGATTGGTACCCCCAACGGGGATCGAACCCGTGTTCCCAGCGTGAAAGGCTGGTGTCCTGACCACTAGACGATGGGGGCTGAGTGGGAGCGGCGGGAATCGAACCCGCAACCGTCGGATTAAAAGTCCGCTACTCTGCCAATTGAGTTACGCTCCCGAAGTGGCGATGGCGGGATTCGAACCCGCATGACTCAAGAGTCGGGAGATTTTAAGTCTCCTGTGTATGCCTATTCCACCACACCGCCCGTGCCTTAGTAATAGTTGCTTATACCTCCAAGGGGCTAGTAAGAAGGTGGGAACGCCTTAGGAGGGCTGTGTGGCTGTCTGAGAGAGAAATAGGGACCCCCTCCGGGTTGCCCATGCATCTCTGTACCGGGCAATGCCAGAAGAGGTCCCTAAATCCTCGCGCTGTGGTTTCCGCGTTACCTACGCGCGACCTAGAACGGGTCTTTGACCAGTTCCTCTTCTACTTGTTTGCGCGGAGACGTAGCCGTAGCTCTCTTGGAGCCACCTTCTGCGTTGTCCCCAGCGCGCTTGCGAGTGAAGTCGGAGATGCTGCGAGTCTGGATGGCGATGTTCTCAGCCACCACTTCGACGATGTTTTGTTTGGTCCCATCATCTTTTTCCCAGACGCGCTGTTCCATGCGACCGGTGACGATAACGCCAACACCCTTCTCTAGAACGTCTGCGGTATCGTCGGCGAGCTTTCGCCATGCGATGACGTTGAAGTAGGAGGTGTCCTCTTCCCATTCGTCTGTCTTGGCGTTCTTCCAGCTGCGGTTACAGGCAATGCTGAACTTGAGCTTGGAGATGCCCGAATCGGTGTATTTCATTTCCGGGTCTTGGGTTACGTTGCCGCAACCGGTGAATGTCGAATTGTTCATTTCAGCTCGCTTCTCTTGGGTTTGGGGGAGAACCCCCATCGTTGTGTAGGTTGCACTCTAACACCGATTCGGTTAGCATTGTCAACCATGCCTACGAAAAATGCTGACTTGCGACTGAAGGTTATGAAGCACATCACCGTGATGCTGCTGGCCATTTCGGACGATGACGAGAGTCTTACCGACGCCGAGCTGGACGAACAGTACAATGACGCAGAGGAGTGGGCAGACTTGCTGTTGGAATCCATGGGATTCACCATTACAGAAACAACAGATGACGATACTATTACGGCTACCTGCAAGCTTGAGGACATTGAGGCGTTCTTCACGGCCAAGTCCAAGGAGTATTTGGTAGCCGAAAACTTGTAGGAGGACCAAGTGCGATACGACATCCGCAGCCGTGTCAAAGCTTTGACAATCTTTTCGGTTTCAGTTCTAAGCCTTTACGGTTTGACAATATGGGCCGACAGCAGGAGTGTTGCCGACCAACCTTTTAATCTCACGCGAGAAGATCTGCCCGTATCGGGGTTGAGCGTCAGTGGCGCTACCACTACGACCGCTCAGCCGGTGATCACTTGGGTGGCCACCTCGACCACGACTACAACCACCACGACGACTGCGAACCTTCCGACAGTGGAGGTGTTGGAGCCACCTCCGGATTGTGTGGTGTTGAGTGAAATACCAGAAGGATGGGCTCACCCTCTTCCAGAGTGGCCTCCCCATTGGGGAGACATCAATAACTATCCAGAATGTCCCCCAGATAACCACACTCCAGAGTTCTATGACGATGAATTCAATCAGGAAGTAACGGTTACCGAATTATCACCTGAATTTGTAGAGACCTTTATCGAAGAGACAATCTTGGAGATTCTCAAAAGCGAGTACACATTTTTTCGCTTTGACGAGGATGTGAAGATTCTCCAACACTATTTAGAAGTAGATGTAGACGGCATTTATGGCCCGATCACTCGTGGAGAACACATCAGGGCTCTTGTCCGGCTAGGACAATGGCAGCCTGTTGATATGACCTTCAGCTTGGATGAAATAGTTGGAGATGGCGGGTACGACTATCCGATGGACCCCGAGAAGCGTTGCCCCGAGTGGGAGGACACGTTCGTTGCTTATGGCCTCGTCCCTGTCGACGTTTGGTCGTATGTTGCTTGGAAGGAAAGTCGCTGTAGGCCGACGGTCGTCAACGACACGTTGAATTCAGACGGTTCGATTGATTATGGCCTTGTGCAGATCAACTCGATTCACCGCAGGGCCGTATTCAAGGTGTGTGAGGGATGGGATCTGGAGGTAATGCTGCTTGATGTCGATTGCAACCTGCGTATGGCGCGATATTTGATGGACAACACCCGCAACCGGTTAGGAAACTGGCGCATCTACATGTACTAACCAGTACTAATGAAATCACTACTACTAGCAATACCCCTACTAATGAATCAATGCTCTGCGGCGGATCACATCGCCTATTGGAGTGAACCTCCGCCGCCCGTATGGGAACAGGTGTACGAGGATGTCCGCGATCTTGCGACTGACCGTCACAGGCCGGGTCAAGAAATTGATTTACGGGTAGCTCCCGATTTTCCCGCTGATCGTTTAGACGCCGTAATGGGCTTGTACGAAGAGGCCATCGGGTTTTGGTCAGGGGCGTTCGATTTTGATGTAGCACTTCCCCTTACGGTGATGGATTCAGGGGACCGAGACTGGTGGGAGTCAACCACTACCAGAGGACCGCGTGATTTGTTCTCCCCACATTGGTGGAAAAGTTCCGTCCGGTCAGGGGGAACTGTTGGGATGGTGGATGCCGACGAGACTGGAATGCCGCACGTCATTGTGGTATCCGGAAGCAAGACGGATTTTGAACATTTTGGTGCGTTTAGTGCCGCGTTGATAGCCCATCATGAAAGCGCTCATTGGTACCAATATCAGGTAAGCGGTTGGATGACCGACAAGTGTTCAAACCCGAATTGGGAAACGGTAATGGGGTGGGAGAACTGGTCGATGCCGTGTCCGTGGACGCTGTTGCCCTGCTGGTTTATTGAGGGACACGCGGAGTTGTACACGATTCCATTTGGGTCGGAGCCCGGTACCTTGCGCGGTCTACGAATCTGGCAGATTACGAATTCTGACAGGTTGACTGAAAATGACCTATTGGAACGTTTGCAGCGTACCCAACACAATTCGGTGACGAAGAACTATGAATGCACACGAGAGATCCAGTATTCGATGGGTCTGCTCGTCAACGAGAAATTGTTTTACGACTTTGGGGACGCGAAAGTTAACGAACTGTGGTTAGCGATAAACCAGCCGAGTAGTTCAACCCGGTCGGCTTGGGAGGTCGCGTTCAGCGACACATTTGGCATGACTGCTGAAGATTGGTATACAATTTCAGCTATTCCCTATCTTCTAGGAGTATTCGAAGACTAGCCGTGCCAGTGCTGGCTATTTTCGGCAGTCTGATATTCCCTATTGGAAGGTTCTTTAACTGCTTCCTTGATGATGTCTATTTGGGTTTGTGCATCATCACCTAAAGTGAGTTTCTCTAATTCAAGGCATGCATTCCAGCAGGCTGTCTGAATTTCATCAGAAATAGTTGAATACATGTTTTATCTCCTAGCGGCGAGTCACAGAGCTGTCGACCCACTTTTCGACTGTTTCGGGTTTTATCTTTAAGTTCCAACAAATTGATTCTACTGAAATTCCGTGGTCATATAATTCACGGATGTAATCAGAGTATGTGTATGGCTTGTAAGACACGGTTAAGACCGGTTCTTGCGACTAGGAAGCCAACCCTTGTTGTCGGCCAGTGTAAGTAGAAGAAACACGAGACAGCTGCCGATGACGAAAGCGATTAATGAGCCCATGACTAATCATTTTACTATGTTCGCGTCTGGCGGAATGATGGCTGCGAGTGAGCGTGGAGTGTGATGAACCTCGCCGTTGATATCGACCCATTCAATCCAGAGGTTGGGGTCCGCAAGAACTGGGATAATCAGGCTGGCGTCGTACTTTTCTCTGGCCACCCTATGAGTCTAGAGCGTCAATCTGGTCTGCGATTCTCCTGAGTTGATCAGACAAACTCGGAGTCATCTCTGCCATCGTGTCTACCGGTTTCGGAGACGCTTTAATGAATGGCACCGGATTTTCAGATTCTGCGGTTTCCCTAGCAGCTTCTTCTTTTTCGGCGATCATCTTGGCGAGGCCCGCCCAGTCGATGCCCGGGTCGGCGACATCAGGGCCGAGGTTCTCCAACTTGTAATCGGAAATGTCCCACGCCATGTTCTCAGGGGCCACGGCTGGACCACCGTAGTAGGCATCTAACCACGCCCATGTGACAGCGGTCTTGTCGGTAACGACAAGGTTGTGACGAACCCAGTCGCCACCATCGACGCGAGCCCGAATGAAGCCCTCGTCGAAATCGGCTTCACATTCAAAGAGAACGGGATTACCGCCTACCTTGAGTTGTCCGACCTTGACCGAATCACCCCACTTGGGGACCTGTCCAAGATGGTAGAAATACATGCCGATGGGCATGTAGCCATCCTTAGTCTTACCGAACCATGTACGGAATGAGAAGCCGTCAGGATCAGGCTGTCGGTTTCCGTGCCCGTAGGACCGGCCTCTGGCGTCCTTGTAGCGCAGATCAGCGAACCCCAGTGTCTTGCCAGTGCTGTGGGAGTTCCAGTTGCTGAGTGCCCTGACCATGTAGGACACCTTCACATGGCGGCAGGGTGGCACTTCCTTGTAGAGAGCGCACCCGTAGTGGTCGCCGGTTCGGAACATCAGCCGCAAAGAGTCGCCACTTACATAAGCGTTGTGGACCTTCCCCTTCCATGAATCCTGCCAACCATCTTCAAATGTCTCGTGAACTAAGAGGCTCATTGGCGGCGCCCAAACAGTCGGGAGAAGAAACCTCGTTTCTTCACGACAATTGGTGATTCCATTTTCTCAGCAGCAGGAGGAGGTTTCGGAGCGTAAGGCAGCGGATCTTTCTTTTTCGCCGCTTTCTTTGCCGGGGGTGCCGAAGCACGTTCTTTCGCTGCCGGATTCCGTGGTGGAGTAGTAGCGCGAGTTCCAGATTTTGCTGCTGGCTTTTGGGCCGCAGGCTTTTTCGCCGCTGGCTTACTGGCTGCTGCCTTTTTCGCCGCTGGCTTACTGGCTGCTGCCTTTTTCGCCGCTGGCTTTTTGGCTGCTGCCTTTTTTGCCGCTGGCTTTTTGGCTGGAGCTTTCTTTTTAGCTGCGGGTTGTTTTTTCTTTTCAGCCATAAATAGGGTGTCCTTTGTCAGTCTGTACCTTGTGTAGTCTACATAACAATGGAGAACTACCCGGATACCTATTCCAAGCTGGCTCTTTCAATGACTGCAGCCCAACATGCCAAAGAAAATCTCGTTGATGAGCTCGGAGTGGGCGAGGATCTCCCCTTCAACTTTTTTGGTTGGTGTGAGGATGAATTGATATTAATAATTCAGTGTTCTAAGGCGGATATGAAGAAGCCTGCCGCTGCGCGTTTAGAAAAATGTGAACACGCAATACAAGCGATGCGTAAATTTTGGCAATGTGATGCAATCACACTCGTTGCAGAAGGGTTTCAATCAAAAACTCCAGAACTACATAAAGGGGAGGACATCTTCAAGGCATTTCTTGATAAAAGTGCGGAAATTGAAGAAGTTCTAACAGCTACGCATGTCGAGATGGATGATTTTAATACACCTATGGCGACATTGGTTAGCGTGCCATATCAATACCTTTTGGGCAGGCATGTCGTGTGGGGTGACGCCTTAGGATTCGAGAGGGGCGTTGGAGATGTCCTTACGAATGCGAAAATTCCAGCGACAATCGCTCGCTGTATTTCCGAATACCCCGATCCGGACATTATGGGTCAAGACATAGACATGGTTATGGGTGTGTTGACCGAAAATGGATTTAATGTTCAGGAATTTGGGTGACCCCTAACGATTTCGTAAAGGGGTATCTGGGTCCTATCGACTTGGAGAAGGGGCAACGAAAGACGGGGGTGATGGGGTGGCTCCTTCTTAGTGCGACGGTGATCCTTTGGGACTTATGGGCTATAAGGACCCAGAGGGTAGAAACCCTTACTAGGAGCTTCTGGAGGCTTAGCAAAACCTCTTGGGGAGGGTTTGCCCTTCAAGCAATTTGGGGTATCCTGACAGCCCACCTACTAGTTGAAGCGCGACTGCGGCAAGCGTTAGAAGGCCGCAGGACTAATAAGGCGCGTTCATAGGAATCAACATGAAAAAAATAACGTTGCCATTTTTGACGGCAGGCGTTCTCGCAGGTTTACTGATGTTTGCGACCCCTGCGACCGCTACTCACGACGCGATCTACTCACCCTGCTCCACGGAGTACGGGTTCATCCACATGACTTACGACGAGTGGGCCGCACACATCACCACGATGGAAGCTGACGGCACGATCCCTCCCGGCATCGTCTTCCGCTACTACGAAGAACTCCACGGAGGCAAGGGCACAAACGTCCAAGAGGATGGGACTATCCCGGCGTGGGATAACTGGGCTGGCGGTCTGACCGACGGGCAGATTCTGTCCATTGACGATTGGGCCAACGGTAACTACCCAGAGATCGAAGCGTTGATGTTCAGTTCGGGTCTAATCCCCGAATGGATTCTGGACGCCAACATGGTTATTCGCCGGTTCAACGATCCCTACTGGGCCGCAGCGAACCCGATGACCCCAACCTTTACCGTCTGGCAGTCGCTCTGCATGGGTGACTACGGGTATTCCATACCTGTCATGGAGATCAACGAAGACGGTGTGTGGGTTTCGAACCTTCCAGCGACCACAACGACGGTGGCTCCAGCTACGACTACTACGACAGTCGCACCGGCCACGACTACGACGGCTGCTCCAGCTACTACTACGACGACCCAAGCTCCCCTGCCCGATCCCGAACCCGGACCCGCACCCGAACAAAGCACTCCTGCCCCACCGCCTTCTTCGTCGGGTCTCCCTGACGGGTATGACCTGTTCGACGCCGAGTGGGACGGGTACCCCTTCGAGTACACGGTCCTTCTGTTGGAGGAACGGTACCCACCGGGGACACCGGGCAAGTTCCATTTCCGGCTGTCATACGCCGTTGAGTTTCTCCGCAACGGGGGGATGGTCAGGGGATTGGACAACCTGTGGGAGTCCACTTCCTGATGTAATGTTGGGGGATGGTTGGTTACCCCCCGGACAGTGCCTATGAGCAACGCATGTCGGAAGCGATACGCATAGGCGAGTACAACATTGAGGTACTTCGTGCTGCCCCTATTGCCTGTCCTGTTTGCGGTGACCCTTCAGGTAACTGCAAGCCGGAAGGTGTCGATTCCTCTCCAGATCATATTTCTGGATATGGAGATGGACAAACGCATCTAGTTGAAGAAGATATAACCGAAGAACGTCAGCTAGCGGGTGGCATTACCATTACAGTTTTGAAATATGCTAAGGGGAAACTCATCTCTATAGATGAGGCTAGAAACTTAGGATTGATTTGACAGTTTCCGCAATTTCTGATTCGATACAATCAGAAGGCTGAACAAGTTTAGAAGCCCGAGAGAACTAATTATGACCCTGCTAACCCAAGAATTCGTAGACCGTTACGCCCTAGAGACGCCCCCATGGGGTTTTGGGGGGATGGGTGAAGTTGTCTATCTACGAACGTACAGCCGATCAAAAGGCGATGGGACAATCGAGATATGGCCAGAGACGTTACAGCGGGTCATTAACGGCGCAGCTGACATCGGAGTTGACTACACGCAGAAGGAGGCCGAACGTCTGTTCGACCACATGTTCAATCTGCGCTGCTCCTTCTCAGGTCGCGCACTGTGGCAACTAGGGACGCCGCTGGTTCAGAAGCTCAACGGTGCAAGTTTGAATAACTGTTACTACGTCAATATCGAAACTATCGAGGACTTTGAATTTCTGTTCGACATGCTCATGTTGGGTGGTGGCGTTGGTTATTCAGTTGAACGTGCAAAGATCCACGAATTTCCCAAAGTCAAAGTGGGAGTGGAAATCACCCACGAGCGGACCAACGATGCCGACATTATCGTGCCCGATTCGCGACAGGGATGGTCGCGGATGCTTCACTCTACGTTGAAGTCTTACTTGGACACAGGTAAATCCTTCAGCTATTCCACCATTTTGGTTAGGGAGTTTGGAGCGAAACTAAAAACTTTTGGGGGAACAGCTTCTGGCCCTGCAGCCCTTATCGACGGATTAAAAGACATCTGCGGTGTTATGGATAATCGCGCAGGTAAGAAACTTCGTAGCGTAGATGTTTTAGATATTTGTAACATAATCGGAAGAATTGTTGTTTCTGGTTCATCTCGTCGATCTGCACAGATCGCCATAGGGGACCCGGACGACGTGCTGTTTCTGAGAGCTAAGAACTGGGGAACCGGAAAGATCCCGGCATGGCGCTCTAGCAGTAATAATTCAATTTATGCCGATTCATTTGATGAAATCATGCCTGAATTCTGGAATGGGTATGACGGGAGTGGGGAACCATATGGACTCGTTAATCGTAAACTGGCTCGCCGGGTTGGAAGGCTCGGAGAGGCAAAGACAGATAACAGCGTGGAGGGGTTTAACCCCTGCGCTGAGATCGCGCTCGGTGACGGCGAGAGCTGCAATTTGGCGACGATTTTTCTCCCGAATATTGAATCGCTGAAAGAGTTCCGTGAGATTTCGTATCTCTTATACAAGACACAGAAGGCCGTTACCCAACTCGAATATCCTTATGAAAAAACCACAAACATCGTAAGTAAAAATACTCGGCTTGGACAATCGATTACGGGAGTATTGCAATCATCTGAGAAGCAGCTGGCTTGGTTGCCGACGATGTATGAATATTTGGATGATTTAGATAAGCGAGAGTCAGAGAAAATGGGACTGCCAGAGTCGGTACGAATTACAACAATTCAACCTTCGGGCACATTGTCTCTCTTGCCGGGGATTACGCCGGGAATTCATCCCGGGTTCGCTAAGTATTACATTCGCCGTGTTCGATTTCGTTCTACCGACCCCTTAGTTGAAGCGTGTCGCAAGCGTGGGCACAATGTCCAATACGACGTTGGGCTAGATGGGCGCGAGGACCACACCTCCTATGTGGTGGAATTTCCATGTCAATCTCCAGAGGGTGCCATTTTGGCTGCCGATATGACTGCTGTGGATCAGCTGGAATGGGTTAAGCGAATGCAAACAGACTGGGCGGACAACTGTGTGTCTGTCACGGTGTATTACCGGAAAGACGAACTTCCGGAGATAAAAGAGTGGCTAAAGAATAACTATACAAAATCAATTAAGTCTGTTTCATTTTTGTTACATGCAGATCATAATTTCCCTATGCCCCCATATGAAGAGTTTTCTGAGGCAGAATATATAAAGATGCTTTCTAAGATTGACTTTTCAGTTCCGTTGTCACAAACGAATGGCAACCACGAAGTTGAAATAGACGATTGTGAAGGGGGAGCTTGTCCCATCAAGTAAGGGATGTGCGACTAGTTTTCGTCAGGCGTTTCTGGCCCAGAACCAAATGGTGATTCCGAATGGTCTCGAATCGCCGCATCTTGTATCTCGTTGACCTTCCCACAATGGGGACAATGCCAGCTTTTTTGAACATATTGAAGTCCGGGCAGGCTCAAAGACCATGACCACCAGTTTTTACAGTCTGAACAGGTGAAGTGGTATAGCCATTCACAAGTGTATTTGTGAGCCATGTATTAAAGTTACCACTTACCGATAAGACAACGAACTAGACGGCGCCTGATGCGTCAGGTCAGCGATCCTGACATTGAAGCAATCGGCTGATGCCACCCAGCCATTTGAGTGATCTATCTCGCCCTTCTTGACAGGGCGGGCTTCTGCAAAGAACAAGTCTTTGAACATCGCTCCGCAGTACCAACCTTGGGTCATGTCCTCGTGTACCCGAACGAAGGCGTACACGTCACAGTCCTGCTTAGTGTTAGACGCGGCGATAGAGCATTCGTAATGGGGGCGTGGGGCGGACGTAACCATCTTGGTCTTCACATCGACACGCATACCGCTACGCATGACAACGTCGAAGTCATAGGTGTTCTCATGGTTACCTCCGACGAGGCGTAAGAACACCAGCTCGCCGAGGAACCCGTAAACCGTTCCCTCGCCTTTCCGAATGGAATGGGGGAGAAGAGGAACCTCCGCTGCCAGTCGCTTGGCTTCTTCGATCATCTGATCGTCAATAGCGCAGCTGAGGATAGGCATTCAGATCACCATTTATCGATAGGACAGTGAAGACCCGGAACACGAACCTTTAACGGCATAAAGCAACCACATTCTTTGCAACGCTTGGTGAGCCTCTTGAATCTATCGCACTCAAGACAGAATGCGTACTTTTCCGCAGGGCGGAGCTCAATCACCGTCGGTTCTCGATGTGGGTTTCGTTTGAGCTCCATAGGCGAGTGTCGCATTTAAGACATCGTTCGGACCATGGATAGCTCTCTCGGTATTCCATGGGGTGAGAACAGTCTAAAATTTCCGTAACTGAAGTATTGACGATGTCACGAACAAATCCAGATAACGACTTACCTTCACGCTCGGCTGCGACTTTCCAGCGCTCATGATCTTTTTGCGTGGAGCGAATAAGAATCTGCTTATCAGCCGGGCCGTCGTCGTCACTGATCTTTGTAGAAATTTTGGGATCTAAGGTTTCTGCCAGTTTGTCCATAGCCGCTTCGACGTTGTCCTGTTGAGTAGCAATCTCATTGTCGTCGTGGATTTTTTGGGACAGTTGAGCGGCAGCCGCAAGTGGGTCATATTGAACTGTTGGTTCTGGTTTTGGCTCTGGTTCTGATTCCATAGCGAGCTCAATCCCCCCCATCTCGTCGAGAAAAGCTTGGAGCTCGTCGGTCTCAACAGTTTCTGTCTGTTCAGGTTCCTCGGCGTCGTCCTCGGCATCTGCGGGGAGGTATTGAGACATCGGGATATTCGTTGAGTCGCTCATGTATATCAGTCTAGGTCTTCAGACTGGGCTGGTAGGGGAAGCTCTATAATCTCCGCTTCGACGATGCCGTCATCGGCGGAATCCAAGATGTCTTCTTCAGGAACATCTAATACTTTGGAACCCAACATTTGGTCTACTTCTTCTTGTGGCAAAACACCGCTTTTGGCCATCAATTGCAACAATTCTTTGGCTTCTTGCTCGGGAGAGAACTGGGCTAGTGGTGCAGCATCATTGTCGCCAACCATAGACACTCGAATGGGGTCGGAAAGGTTGGTCGACATGTCCATTTGAATGGAAATATTATTACTTTCCATACCTAAGAGCTTCGAGCGTCGGTCCATAATCGACAGAACTTGCTGAATTGCCTTCATGTCTGGCTCCACTTGAATTTCCGTGCCATCGTCTAGAGAAACCCTGCGATGTTGGGTCATGGGCCAAATTGCCGCTTGTAGCGAATCAAGACGTTCCAATTCCATTCGTAGAACTTCTGGATAAGCCATAAGGGCTTCACGGTTCATGCGTTCTAGCTGCCGACCGATGGATTTTGAAACTACAGAAGTGGATACCCCAAAACGACGACCTATTTCTTGGGAAGTTACGCCACCCTGCCGCATTTTGAACATGCGAAGGTCGCGTTCTGCCAGAAACTCCCTAGTCAGGGCTTTGCTTGTTCCGTCTGCTGCCATAATTAACTTACGTCCATAAACTGTGTTACTTCAAAGGGAAACTTTTTCCCGCGCTTCATTTGCAACGGCCAATATCTTATGTCGCGTGCGCCTCTGAAGTGATTAACTTCATATACATATTCTCCCATATGGGTGGGATCTGGTTGTAAAGCAAGCCCGAATTCGGGCCAACGAGACCAAACGGCTGACCCGAAAGGACGCAACTCTCGGCTAGTCATGGAGCTCCCTAAAGGGGCGTGATGTTCTAACCACAGGGCACATCCATAGATAGTGCGGAGCGTGTCTAAGTATCGGGCTACCTCGACGGCCACAGCTTCGGAAGTTCGGGTTCCCGGATCTAGGAAAGCTTTGTAGAGCGGTCCCATTACCAGCATGTCTGGTTTGGTTTCCTCTATGTGTTGCTCTAGCAGAATTCGGTCATGAGCATTTAGTAGATCAAGCCCGTCTGGCTTAATGAATAAATGTGCATGCATTTTGTCAGCGAAGCCCATGGACTTGGCCGCACCAACGATGTTTCTGGATGTGCGCCGGATGATTCTTTCGGGATTTTCTAAGTCAACTGTCAGTGTTCGGATTTGGGGCATCTTCTGGAATGTAAATGGGTTTACGCCCAAACCAGAACAAATGGCGACTTGTCGGGCGAGCATTGTTTTGCCGACACCTTCTGCAGCTACCACCATTACCCGTTCTCTACGTTCTAGAAGGCCGGGAATCAACCAGTCATAATCGTCGTTGACAGTTTCTTGGAGGAACTCGTCCCATACGACCAAACGACCCTCATCTCTGAGAGTCGTTTCTTCACGGGTCTGGGTTAGTTGTTGTGCCTTATTAAGTATTTGTGTTGGGGTTTTGTTGGGGTCATCAAGAAGTTGCCGTATTTGTTCGAGAGCCAGTTCTTCCGGTGAAGGTGGGGGAAGCTCTTCTTCTGGTGTTTCTTCTAGCTCTGGCTGTGATTCTTGCCCCTCAAACTCAGACTTGAGTATGTCTGACTCAACTTTTATGAGTTCGGTTGTAGAACCCCCAGCTTCGATATGGTCAGTGATGTCTTTTGCTTCTGGACATTTGAAAATCTCAACATCACAGCCCGCCTTTTTGAGTTCCCCATAGACATGAAGAGCGTGCTTTCTTCCGATTTCATCGTTGTCGGCGATGATGTCTACCGTTGCCCCAGCAAGAGCTTCAGTATGTATTTCTAACCACTTTCCCGCACCACCCGGCATCGTTGTAGCGCAGGCACCCAGTTCGGTCAGTGTGTCGCAGTCCTTCTCGCCCTCCACGACGAAGATGGACTCGCCGTTCTCTTTCTGTCTAAGCACCTTAGGCAAATTGTAAAGAACCTTAGGCGTGCTGCCCAGCTTGTAGGTCCATCCACCAGAACCGTCAGGTCGTCTTTGACGAAACGTTTTCTTACCATCAGGTTCAACAAAACGAACTTTTTCGAAAAGAAGCACATTGTCGGCATCTTTGTATTCATATTTACTTACAAAAGTAAGTTTTTTAGGTGTTGACTTTTCGTACTTAGGCGGGTCGAAATCTGTTGACGAATTCTTGCTGTCTGGTCGTAAATCTGCCAGAGTTAAACCAATAGACGCAACTATTTCTGCAGCGCCACACGCTCCTGCAGATCGATGACAGTGGACCAATATTTGTCCGTCATCTTTTTCGTGTATGGATAACGATGGATTATTGTCGTCTTGTCTACAAGGACAACGGGCTTCCCATCCATTACTGGAAGTAGTGACACCATCGAGACGTTCTAAGAAGGAAGCGGTGTGGTTATAGTTCATCTTTGCTTAGGTCTGCCCGGGCTATACCCTGTTGGATTCGAAGATCGTGTTCCACCACGCCCACTTCGGGCACCCGGTAAATACACTCGTGCAGAACGATCAGCGTAAATGTTTCTAGAGCGTCTTAGTATTGCACGTTCTGTTTCATCCATGCCACCCCATATTCCTAGGGGCTCATGATGAAGAGAATATTCCAAACACTCACTAATACTAGAACACGACTGACAGATCAACTTTGCTACAATTGCGTTTTCTTTGGCTTCTGCTAGAGCTGCTCCCTGTGTTTCTTTCTTTCGGAGAGGAAACCACCAGTCTGTGGGTTTCCCGGTACAGGCCCCCGTGTCGGGCGGCATAAGAGGCGGTTTCTCTATAATCACGCTATCCCTTCCGCCTAGTAATCCGATTTACGTCGTCAGCTGATAGAAACACCAACGCAGACTGGATTTCCAGATTTCCCCCAGCGTCCACGGCGACTATGTCGATGACATCGGACGGAACCGAAAGCTCTCTGGCGAGTGCTGCACGAGTCTGCTCGATGACCAACTCATCTTGTCCTAGATCGGCGGCGTAGTCAATGCTTATGATGGAATTTTTTTCAGCGGCCCCCGGATTTTTCCACTCAGCATCTCGCTCGGCTGTCTTCAAACACCAAACGCAAGCAATCTTGGGTGCCGTAGACGCCCTGTTACGGACCTCTATGTGGCCACACTCTAAGTGGTGATGGTATTTGACTTTCCCCCAACCACCGAGTCGCTCGATTCGCTCAACGGAACGTCGGGGAGATTTGCGGTGCTCCGTCGTCATGCCTACATTGAACCACAAGGGGGTCGCTTTGCGGCGTCTTTTAGCTTAAGATTCTGAAATGACGATCAGCGCTTACCGCCATGATAAACCGTGGCATGACCCCCGTCGACCAGATCCTCATTCAAGCAGGCGCTCTTATTCTCATCACAATAGATGTCGGCCAATATTCGTCCGAACTTGCCGCTCTTGTCTTTGTGAGTTTGAATGTAGATCGTGTCGAGACCATCAAGCCAATCGATGGCGTAAGCCGTGGCAGCCTTACCCGCAGCCTTTTCAACCAAATCCTTGGTACGAGTCTCGGGAGTGTTTATCCCGAGGAGGCGAAGACGAGCTTTGTGATGAATGTCGAAACCGACATCGATCATGGCGTCGATAGTGTCACCGTCGACTACTCGTAAAACTTTTGCTGCGTAGAAGTATTTAGATTCTGTACGGCAGTCACAATTGGGATCACATTGACATTCCACAGGCGCCTCTCCTAATCATTCTGGGTGAACTTTGTGTTCTCGACCCGCTTTTTTCTTATAGCTCGCGGATGCTCTTCTTCGACAACTAAATCTTCAAAGTCTTCAGGGTCACCCCTGAAGTCCTTACCGAGACGCCGGTATTCTTCCCAGTAGTCATTGTCTGCGTTCGCATTCTTCGCCACGGCTAAATATTACTACTTGTAAGCCCCAATAGAAGTAGAAAACCCCCGGCCCGTAGTGGACCGGGGGCTTTCTGTTGTGCTTTTCTGTGTGCTACTTAGCCATTTGCTAAGTAGAGCTTCTCCCTAAGTCAGATTAGGAAGTCGGAGCGTTGTTGAAGGTAACCTTCACAAACGCTTCAGGGCGCTTCACAGCAAGAGCGAGCCTCTGCTCCGCAAGCACCACGATGGCGTTGCGAATGAAGAAGTCCGAGTGCTGTTCACTGATCCGAATGCTGGCCTGCTCACGGTCATAGAGCTGTGCACCGGTACCGAATGCGCCGACGACACAAGTGCCTTCAGCGATGGCCGGAGTCTCAATGACAGGGAGTCGCCACACGCGAGGCTCGCCGCCGAGCGCCACAGAAACCGCGACCAAGTACTGGCCGTTGGAATCTTTGGTGAGCTCAACGTCTTCCCAGTCGTTCGGGTGCATCACGACGCCTGTGGGCTCGTAGTATGCGAGGAACGACAAGGTTGCCGCACGCCGGATGGCGTCCGCTTTGGTGTCGGGTACTGGAGTGAATGCACCTGCAGACCAGTTGTAGGTCTGGATACCAGTGGTGGCGGTGATACCAGTGAGGTTTTCACCGGTACCGGCACCGCTGATGATCTGTGCATCTTCCTGAAGGCGAAGGCCGTAAAGAAGCTCGTTGTCGATGATCGACCGGAGCTGCGGCTCGTCTGCCAGCACGTTGCGGTGAGCAGCTTCCCAGTGTGCAAGGGTGCGCACGGGTGCTTGCTCGCCGACGAACGCCAAGGTCGACTGCGGCTTGGCGGTGAACGCCTCAGGCGTACCTGAGCGCTCAGACACTGCAGCAGCGTTGTTGGTGAAGCCGGACATCCGGAAGTACTCGATGACAGCAGCGTTGGTTGTGCGGCTCGGGAACAAGTCACGAACGCGCTTTGTACGCTGTGGGGGCATGACGATTGGGTCACGCTGGATGGTGCCGAAAGAACCCGGAGTGCCCGTGGGCAAAGCGGAGTAAACATCCTTCTGGCCGTAAAGGTCTTTGGAAGCAAGGCTTCCGGGGACACTGAACGGAGCAGGCATGTTCGCGCCAGCAGCGCCATTGGCAAGAGCTTTGAACTCAGCAGAGTCTAGAAAAGCCTCACCGACAGTGCGGTACTGCTGAACAGCCTCTTTGACTTCGCTGCTGTTTGCCCATTCGGCTGCAGCTTCTGCGGCGACGGACTCGGTCGAGGGCTGTGAACCCCACTCGCGAGCTTTTTCCATCTCCTGAATGCCATCAATGAGACCTTTGATCTCTTTGATGTCTTTCATGTTTGTGTCGAACGCAGCTTTTTGGTCTGCATCGACTTGGACAACGCCGTCTTCGATTTCGAAAGAATCGGCGATCTCCTTGTTTGTATCCATCTTCGTCCGCATTGCGGTTTGCAACTCGGAAAGACGGGAGGTGTCCTCGCTCATATTTCCCTCCTCGGGATTAATTATTGGACGTAATTGTTAGTTGTTCGTCCGATCCCAAGGTAAGCACCCGAGCCGGTACAAGTAATAGCATACTAGTGATAGTGGTACCAGTAGGGGAAGACTGTCAAATATTCAGGTGTTTTTTTCTGGTTTATTTTTTAAACCAGTAATACCAATAGATGGCTATCGCGAATGACGAAGCGCAAATCAGTGAAGCAATTTTCATTGGTTATCTTTCCAATACCTTTCTACATACTTTGCACCGATGTCACCGAAGAAGGCATCGAACTCAGTTTTGCTATTGATTTCGAAATGCCCATCTCTATTTCTGAACGCTATCAGTCTTGGCGCATCTCCAGTGTTCTCCCACAGGAAGAACTCGTCATATAGGCCTTCTGTTATTTGTCTACTTACATGGCCTCTTAGTTCTCCAGCGATTTGGGTACCAAAACCGGTTGGGATATCAGGCCCACCAGCTGCTTTTCGTTGGGCGATCCTCTTATTTGCTACATCGCCGGGGACATGAACAAAATGACCAACAGTCGAATAACCGCGCGATCTAGCAGTACGGAGGTGTTCGGCTCGTTTCCCCGTGCCCTGCACTACAGCATCCATCTTGGCGTTGATGGCACTATCCAGAACGCCGCGAGTCGCTGTAACGGATGCTCCGTGGAATGCCATAGCGTTTTTGGGGTCCCAGCCCTCTAGGCCCGTTTTGATGAAATCCGGATCTATGTGGGCAGCTTCAGTGTCGTTTGGAACACTTATGGAGCCATTGCTAATCAAAGTGGACTTACCGGAACCCGTTGTACCACCAATGAAGTAAAGGGTTCTATCTTCCTTGTCTCTGTGTTCTGGCTTGACCTTGGCAAGTATTCGTTGGCCCATTGCTTTTCCGCCGCTACCAAAGCGTCCGCTTCGCATCCCACCTGAAAAATCATTGCGTATCTGGAGTGCTTCACGTTTCATCTTGTCTGAAGCAACCGCTCGCACACTTGCTGGGGCTTCAGCCCAAAGACCGGGATTATCTTGAAGTATCTTAAGCCACTCTTTTTCACTAGGGCTTAAACGATCTCTACGCGAACGCAGACCCTGACCGGGGTCGAGGGCAATTCGCCCTTCAGCGAGCTCGCCCCTGATTGCGTCTGCGTTGGCCCTTTGAGCCAACTTGGCTTCTAGGGCTTCGCGATAATTGTCTCTGGCGGATTCAGTGCCGTTCCCGTGGTATTTACTAATCTGATCCTGAATGAAGTCTATTTCACGTTGTATATCTGAAGTTTCTTCTCGTATCCGAATCAAATCATCCCAGTAGCCGGTGTATTCGTTGAAGGTATCCCTTCCCCATTGATCTTCACGCCACTCAGGTTCACTACTGCCACCGTATGGCAGATCTGCTTCGTTGGTTTCGAAGGGACCGTATTCACGCTCAATAAAGGTATCCCTATCTTCGTCGCCGTCGATAGCCGCTAAGAAATCTCTAGTGTCTGCGTGATATGGCCTTGAAGCGCTTTCCGTTGCGCTATCGAGCTCATCTTCTTTTTCCCTGAGTTCAGTTGTTAAGTCGTTGCGTTCAATCCCTGAATTTTCAATAAAGTCTGCCCACCACTCGACCTGACTCCAAAGCTCGTCATGCTCTTCGATAATGTTTTGATCTATTTCGGGTAAATCTGCGAACTCGTCTCCACTCGCATATTCGTCTGTTGACGGTTCTCCTACTTGCCGAATTCGCCTATCGTTAGGTCGATGAATGGAATATCTATGAAAATCAATTCGATTATGTTCATCTAAGAAAGCGAAATACTCATCTATGTCAGCTCCCATATCTTCAATATTTTGCTCAGGGGTCTGAAGCATATGATCGATTTGCCGTCGAGAACGTATGCCACCATTTGCAGAAGCTCCTAACGATAGAGCCGATCTGCTTTTACCCATGGCGGTACCGAGTTCTTCACGAAGACGCGATTCTTCCTGTTGAAGTGGCGCCATCATGCCCCTAATGCGAGCAACGTCAGCGTGACTACCTTCCTTTTGGGCTTTCTTGAGTTGTTGAAGGAGAGGGTCGAGTTTCTCCGTTCGCAACTTGTCAATTTCCTTGCTAAGAGACGCCATTCTGACTTCGTCGGTTACGGGTTCTGGCTTTGCTTTAGGTTCTGGACGTTTCAGCGTGCCGGGTTTCCCATCCCAAACGGAACGCACACCTCTTTTTTTCCCGGGGAGGTTGGTGTTAAGCCCGGGGATGGCAGGGCGTGCGTATGGGGTGCCCTCTTGAACTATCCCGTCGTTGTCGCCATCCCAAGCCTTTGGGTCAAACCGTGCGGTACGTCCGATACGGCGACCAATACCTTTAACTTCGTACACTTCTTCGAATAGACGCTTTTTACGTCGTTTCATTTTAGATAGCTCGTCACGAACAATGTTTCGTATTCGTTGACGTTCCAGTCTTTGCTGGTAGCGCCTTCCAAGAGCTGTACTGCCAGTGGCTCGTGCATAGTCCGTCATGTTGGTGCACGGGGTCCAAACCCTACGTCCGCTACGGGATATACGTCTAGATACACCGATACATCCCAATTGGCGTGCTCTACGACGCGCTTGGTTGATGTTGTCGAAAACGTCCGTGTCACCGTCTACAGGTCGAAAAGTCATACCCTTGCCGGATACGAGTCCGCCACCAGACAGAGTGTCAATTCCAGTGACACCCCGTTCTCTCAATTTGTCCCATTGGCGCTTAGTTTTCTTCTTGCGTTTGCGACCCTTTTGGGAACGGATCTTCTGAGTTTCTTCAACGACATCTAAAGCGCTTTTTTCTTTTTCGCCGTTGGTGAGGCGCTCGTATTCTTCCATGGTGCTGCACGCCATCCATGTTCCATCGGGATGACGGTGCGCACCGGTACAGCCGAGTTCAGCAGCCTCTCTTAGAGCCTGCGCTTTCTTGGCAGTTTCGGAGTCCGTGCGTGCCTCGGGCATCGTTATTCATCGCCGCTGGCAGCTTTTGCGGCGGCAGCGAAATCGTCGCCATGTCTGGATTGGTAGAGTTCAGCCTCTTCAAGTTCTTCTTTCCATTTTTCTCTGAACTCTTCGAAGGGTTCGCCTTCTAGTTCCCAATCTAGTTTTCCGCCCTCGGATGCTGGCGCGATAACTTCGTCGTGGTAGGCCATTAGTTCTTTACCAGCGATGTAATTCAATTCGTCGCCATTCTCGTCGTCTTCGGTGGAGAACGGGGGGTACCGCAGAAGCGTTGAGAGCATTATGTGATATTCCTTATGATTTTCTGGAGTAATCATGCTCTAGCCCTTCTGCCTTCGCTGCGTACATCTGATGCTTGCTTGAAGAATTGACTCAATCCTGAAGAACCAAGGGTTCTGCCTAGGGTGATGACGGCACTGCGGTTCATCACCAACTCTACGCTACCCGACTGGATTGTGTCATAACCCAAGATGGGGGCAATAAGGTTTCTGCCGTTGCTGGTGTTATTAATTTTGTTAAGCAGCAACATGGCATTCAAAGAGTCGGGGTTGCCGCTGGTGCGGATCGAATCCAACAAGTGTGTCCAGAGTTGACCAACTTCGGTTTCCCAAATAGGGGCACCTTCGGCAAGATCTGTTATTTTTGCTATTTCAGCATCCATTCTGGAGACGACTTCGGCAATGTCCGCTTTTTCCAATTCATCTCCGGGATAGGTTGCTCGTACAAGCTCGAATGCCCGACTAACGGATCTATTAGCGGTAAATTCGGCGTCTAGGGTGTCTCCGTCCATGCGGCGAACATTGGGTGTAAGAACAGCAACCGTGTTGCCTCCTTCTACGGTTTGCCAACTACCCCAACTGCCTTGACCGGTTGACCAGTATTCGCCCTTGCCTGAGGCTTCTCCGCCTCCTCCGGGGAGGAAACGCAATTCGTCATCAAGATAATCGGTTGCATTGGAAGCGCTTCCGTGTCCTCGACCTATGACGGGATGGCCAGCATCAATTAGGGCTTCGAAGTTGTCATCGTCTACAACAACCGGCAAATCATTCATGCCCATAGCGTCCCAAATGACAGCCATTTCTGGGTTCTGATTGAGTATCTTCTCGACCTCATCTTCGCTAGCTCCGTCTGTGCCCTTACCGCCACGACCCTTCATTCTGACATCTTTCAGAACCGACTTGTCGCCAAGTAGTGCTCTGGAGGCTTTGCCGAGACGTGCGATACCTTCGTCGCTTGTAACTAACTTGCCATCTGCGTCGAAATCGACTGCTTTCTTGATTTGTTTCTTTTCAGAAGCATTAATTGCACCTTGGATACCTTTACGACCCTTAACGACCCGCAACTTGCGTCGCAGTTGAGCGACACGGCGGGCAACTATTGATCTTTTATCCTCTTCACGACGGAAACCGGGAAGAGAACTTCCCGCCCCTCCGCGTCGAGCTTTTCTAAGCGCACGACGATAGGCATTGTTCGGGTTTGGAGCCCAAATACGTTGTGCCATTGATCGGGAGAACTCTCCCGCACGGCGCCTAACGCCGGGCTCAACAGCATCAATAGCGGCTTGACGTTCCGTGAACGTGCTGCCGATAGTCGAATTGATGCGATTGCCTTTACTGAGACCCCAAGAAGCTTTACTTGTTTCTAGACGATCTTTATCAGCACCGTTTGCACGGTTGTAGATTCGGGCACGCTGTGTCGGCGTAAGATGCTCAAGGAATCGGAAGGCGTCAGGGTCTTTGCCGTTGTTGCTTTGTTCGACCATGTTTCGGTAGATTCGAATTTCCCTTAACTGGTCCTTGAGCTGGTCGGCAGCCTTGTCGGTCGCGTCGCCAGTCGCTTCGATTTGACTTTCTATCGCGGCTTCGATGGTGTCGATATCGGCGTCGGTGAAAATATAGTCCCTAAGTTTTTGGGCAAGCTCGTCACCTTCATAGTCTTTTTCAAAGTCTGGTCTGATTGCTTGATCGAAATACTGTTTTACGATCCCTCCGAGGGGGTTGACGTGGAAGGTTGCTTCCATTTCTTCTTCGGGGGTCATTTCTGAACGCTTTTTTTGTTTTGGCTTGCGAGGATCTATGCCGTTCATGTCATTCCATGCGAGTCCGTGCATTCGTCTACGCATTTCTGTGTCAATCGCCGTTCCGACATGCGCTCTTTCAGCATCGGTAAGGTTTTCCCAAATCTGACCATCAATGTCTGAGTGACGATCAAGTCCGGGTTCAGCTTGACCTCGGCGTCGTCTGCGACTTGACCGCATGCCCTGCAATTGAGAGGCACGATCTACTGAAGCGTCGCGCGCCCTAGAGCGCATTCCACCCCTTGTAATTCGATCCCATTCACTACCAGCACCCGGTCGCGCTAACCGCCCCATGCTCGTACCCGTTTGGGCTTCGTGTTGGCGCCTTTCCGTAGCACGCCTAGCCATTTCAGATCTTTGGCCGGGGTCTGTAATGTCAATCCAATTGCCACCCCGTTCAGGTTTGTCGTGAAGAGTTGGACGGAATTCATAGATTGAACCGTCTGGCTCTTCATGGGTTTCTCTGGCGGCTCGCCCGACTCGGGTCATTTCGTCGAACTCGCCTCGCATTCTGCGATTCTCTCGTTCTTGTCGAGTTTCGCCTGACCGGTCTGGAATCGTTCCTGCATATGGGCGACGCTGGGAGCGCATGCCGCCACGAGGGTTATCTCTTCGTATCGCTTCTCTTAAAGCTTCCTCACGGTTGTCATATTCTTCGGGAAGCCGCATGTTTCTGTTGCCCGTATCAATGACACGCCATTTGCCAGCTTCATCTCGTGTGATGTCATATCGCTCAGAACGCATGCCTCGTTGAGAGGGCATGCCGCCCGGGCTGCCCAGAATCTCGTCTGAGCGTTTCCATAGTGATTGCCGCTCACCGACATCAACTACATAGGAGTCAGTGCCTACGCCGCTCGCTCCGCCTTGCCCCAATCGGACGATAGTTCCCTCAGTGTCCTCGCCCCTGTGGCGAACGGTGACCTTGTCCCCGGGCTGTAGACGCTGAGAACGCATACCTTGTTCATCGCGATAGAAGCTGTCAGTAGTGCCTTCTCGGCGTCGCGGTACAGCAATATCAAGAAGTCGATCTAAATCATCTTCACCAAAATATTCTCCATCATCCGTGATATCCCTTAGTGGGGTTTCCCAAATGTCATCATCTTCAGAGAATCCTGAAAGTGTGTTTCTGAGAGCTTCGGTTGCTTCGGGGAAATCTTCAATAACCTCTCCAACCGGAGTACTTAAAATCTCGTCTTGGGCACGGTTCTCTTCACGACGATTGCGCAATCTAAATTCGACACCGTCCGCGTCATCGCGTGGGAAGCTACGAGGCTTGGTTCGGGTATGACGTTGGCCCGGAAGATTTGTGTTAACGCCCGGTATTGAGGGACGTTCCCATACGGTGCCCTCCTGAACTATCCCATCATTATCTCCGTCCCAAGCGTTTGGATCAAACGGGTCTTTCATTGACCGTCCGATTTTGCGAATACCTCCGCGACCCCTGCCTCCGCCGCCTCCCGGGGCGAGTCTGCGACCAAGACGGTTAGCTTTTGTACGGATAGATGACGAATGTTCTTTTGTTCCGAGATACCCCGGATGTTCTTCTAGGTTTAAATGTTTCTCTAAAAGTACTGCTTTAGCTGCACGACGTGCATTCCCGGACCCCCGAGCAGTTTGAAATAATTCTTCGTTTAGGGCCTTCTGATCTGTTCCTTTTTCGGTGAAATTAAAACCTTTAGAATCGGCTCCGAAATGTCCTAAGCGTGCTTTGGCTAAAAGTGAAAGTCTTGCAGAATCGGCACGAAAAGCTGATCCCTTATAGTCTGCTCCAATAAAGAAATCTTTATCTGTCAGATTTGATAGCCCAGCATCTTTTACTTGCGGAATCTCTCCGGCATATCTGTAGTTAACTGACTTGACATATACAAGCTGTGAGTGATCAGGAAAACGAACGGGCTTCCCTTCGGTTGCCTCATCAATCAAAGCTTGTGTTGTCGCTCTTACGGGCGCGAACGATCCAACGGAAATTCCCGGCTGAAGATCGTCATAAATGGATTTGGTTAAACCCTTGTTGTAACTTTCAGCCCACTTTTTACCGGCAGCATGGACACCATGACAGACAGTAAAATCATCATCTTTAACAATAATTGCAAAAAGTTTATCCGAACTAACGTCTTTGATAATAGCGAACTGTCTCATTGGGAACCGTCCAAGCGGGCGAGAATCGCGTTGTAGGCAGCAGCAAGTGTCTGGATACGAGCTTCAACAATTGTTTGAATAATATTTAGGTGAGTTTTTTCGGCTGCAGATAAAGCACCGTCGCGGTAAAGGCGATCCTTGTAATCAGTAAAATTGAATGTACGAGCTCTTTCAAGGAGGCGTTCTAGTTCGTTGCGAAATGCTTCCTGTTGGGCTTCTCGTAATTGTTGGTAATGCGAAGAATATATGCTTTCATTCGAAAGTGGTTTCATCGAAGAAATGCTTTCTTCGATTCTTTCTTGTATGCTGATGTCGTCCAAATCTTTGAGTGCAGACGGTATATGTGTCGGCACTGTTGCTTCGCCTAGTTTCCCTACGGCAGTGGGCGGTCTATCGTTGACTCCGAGAATTAAGTCAGATAAGAGCATGCGTACTGCGTCTTCTGGATCTACATCATCGAATGTCCGATCAGTATCCATAGATGGGGCAGCGAGAACGTAGCCACGCCGCTTGCCACCCTTCCCCGTAAACGCTGGGGGGAACGCTGCCAAACCTAGATGATTTTGGATTTCTGCTGCCGTAGCAACGTGTAAATGGTCGAAATCGGTTTTCGAAGACTGCATAAGGTAACGATTATCGCCGACTTCAAAGATGCCTCCGGGTCGTTTCGTACCCGCTTTTCGCATCGCAGCCTGCAAAATAGATGGATCAATTTCAGCAAGACTGCCCCCACCATTGATGTGGGTTACAGCGTCATCGACGTTACCAATTTTGTCGCCAACACCTTCGGGCACTTCAGCTTCAGGAACTTCAGCTTCCACTGTGGGTGTTTTGTCTGGCTTGGATTTGAGGGCATCCGCAACGGAACGAGCTGATCCTTTCCAGTCCTCCGTGTATGCGATACCTGTTCCCGTCTCCTCGTCGACAAATTTTAGTCTGGCCGCAGGATCTTTAGAATTGTCTTTCTTCATGGCGGCATTAACCGTGCGGCCCAGTTTTCTACGTTCACCGACAGTGAGCCCTCGAACCTTTTCAATAGAAAGAGAAGATCCGTCAGGAAGAACGTAAGAGATATTAGTAACTCCCGTATTGGACAGGAGACCCAACTCTTCGCCGCCCATTCCATCAACGGATGTGAGATTCATTAAGTAGGTGGCGCCTTCCATATCCCTGTTGTCTGGGATGGTTCTAAGGACGGCAGGACTGACGACCGGCTCCAACTGGAACCCATCTCGACGGACGAGCCGAGCCGTGTTTATGTCGGGCTTACCCATGGCTTCTATGATTTTTCCAGTAGCACGAATGCGTTCTTGGCGGTCGTCGTTGCCGACGCGGGGAATATCTGGCCTACGGCTTTTTAGAACGTCTTGGCCTGAGCGTCCACGAATTACTTCACCTTCGGGTCCTGCGGGTGCACCAGCAGCGGCCCTACGAATGGCGGCAATGGTTGCACCGATAGCAGATGGGATATCGAAAAGTTGTTGTCCGCAAGTGGATAGTTGATTATCAGTAAACCGACCACCGTATTGGTAGCCCTCTGGGCATCGGTGTGCTCGTCCACGTTTGCGAATGCCTCGTCCACCTCCGGGGAGACCGGGAGTGATTGCCCGCCATCCGGCGGAACGTAAGGGACTTCGAACTCTGGAAATGTTTCCGGGTGTGATGATTGAACCCGCAGCCTGAGCTGCTTGTCCAAGACGAGAACCTGATCCAACTAAGCCCGCTTTGGTAGTTACGCTGATGTCGTACTGGCGAGTATTCCCATTTCTATGAGATAAAGCTTTATATTCGCCAATAGTTTCGTCAGATGCGCGTGCATGTCGGATTAGACCCGAAGGAATGGTGTCGTCAAGCTTTCGTAAAATTGTTCGTTTGACCTGCACTTCTAAACCGTCGCAGCAGCCCAATTCCTTCGTGTAGGTGTAGGAAGTCGCCATATTTATTCGCACCCACAGTCCTTAGCTTCGCTGAAATCTGTAACCCATTCGTCGCCGTCGTCGCCTTCTCCGACTAATTCCCAATTGTTGTGATCTCGGAGGTAGGACGTGAAGTCCTTTTCCATCACAACGAAATCAGCTAAAACGGTTGAAGCATGCTTGAGGTCACTTGTAGTTACTACAGGATTATACCCTATAGTCGTATAAGAGCTCTTAGACTCTAAGAAGTCTCCGAAAAATACGTCTTCCTGATCCCAAGCCTCATCGAAACCTTTTTTACGTTTCTTGAAGCGCTTGCGTATTCGCTTGCTCCATTCGGCATCAGTCCATCCCAGCTTCCGAAGTTTTCCTTTACAATTCTTCATGCCCGGATGATGACACCCTTCGTTGGGCCATTTACCGGTGGTTTCGTGATGGAGCCACGCGCAAATTCTTTCCAGTGGGTATAACTCAGGGTGATTTTTAAGAATGACACGACAGCGTGTAAACCCGCCGGGCTTTTTCATGATTGGGCGCCAATATCTAAGCAATCTCTCCAGATTGCCTCGTCTCGGTCCACGTCCACGGGTAATCGATGTCAATCTCTCTTGAGGGAGATCGAGTAGAACGTCCTGTGGCCCTTTGATGTCGTAACTGTCAGTTGTCATGTGTAGTCACCTATAATAGTTTACGTTCAATTCAGTCCGGGATCTGCGAAGTTTGCAGGATTCAATGATGAAGTGATTCTTCCTCTATGCGTATGCCAAGGAGGAAATAAGAAACTTCCAACATCGACAACCTGCTCTAGCTGCTCATCTCTTTCATCTCTTGTCCGTTGTTTGCTGCGCTCGTAACGTTCAATGCGTTCTTCAATAGAGTTTCGACGGTTATCAATATGTGGATCAGACCCATCTTCTAATTGACGAAGAATCCCAACCAGTTCGTCACGACTATGACTCATCCCATTCCACTGGTTTGGTTTATAACCGAGCGCTCGTTCTAACAAGCTTTGCCAATCCTGAATTGAAGGTTTTTCCAATTCTCCCCGCTCGGCATTTTTTGTGAAAAATTCAGCAGGTGGAATTTTGTCAGAGAATTTGAGCCATTTAGACATATGTAGTTCCTCCCGATCGTATTTTTGGCGTTCCCTTAGGGGAAAGCCATTTAAATAAGCGGGTTAATGCATTCACTTCCGCAGGAGTAAGTTCTCGACGGCCATTCGGACCCCAAATTGGGAAATCCATTCCCGTAGTCATCAGAGTCATAAACTCTGCTACCAGTTCGTGGCGCCCTCCTCCTGTTAGCTCGTTGAGAAGGGCATGTGATGTATGTGCACCCGCGTAACTGCCATAAACCCTATACCCAAGATTATCTGATAAATTCCTCAGCAGGTCGATGTCTGTATCATTTAAGCCATCCCAGAAGCTGCCATCTTGAATAAGGGTTCCGACTAAGGAAGAAATAATTCCTTCGAGTGCTCCACCCTCTTCAAAGAGGCGATGGTCTCCCATGACATCTATGCCACGTTGCCCCCTAGGGTCACCGAAACTCTGGGTTTGATTGATTCGACTTCTATCAATGAACTTGTGGTCATAGACGAGAGAAGCAAGTAGTTGGTCAACTAATTTTTGTCTTAGTTCGACTCTCTGTTCAGGGCTTTTACTTGAAACGAATTCAGTAACCGGTAGTCCTGTTGAACTAACTTCGCTTTTCGACTCTTTGATTTTATTAAATCTTACTTTAAGAAGCTTGGCCAAATAGTTTTGACTCCTTTTTACTTCTTCATCATTCAATCGCTTTCTTTCAGCACGTCTTTCTAGGTCTGTAGGGTTGAATGGATCTTTGAAAGCAGTTTGTACATTGGTGACAGGACGTGGGGCAACCGGAATGGAAGATTTTTCATCAGCCAAAATACGATTAACTACTGCATGAGCATCGAGTAACGGTGCAACATCTTCTGGCGACACTCGTGCCGACTCGCGTATAACGCTTGCGTTGTCGTCCGTGGCGCGAAACTTGAACCCGGGTATTCCGCTTTCCCTAAGTACCGTAGGTGCGGGTAAAACTCCTTGGTCGAGTAGCTCGATACCGTTGTCACGTTTATACCAGCCACCCTGAGCCAACACGTTATCCGGTACGGCGTCTAACGGTCCTATGTCATTGTCGTCGTCGAGTATAAATAGTGCTTTGTCATCAACCCTGATCCAGTTCTCTCCAGTAGCAGTTCCGTCTCTTGGCTTGTAGCTGAGATATTTACCCTTTCGATGATCTGTCAATGTGGTGACACCATGGGCAGCGGATTCGCTGGAAAGCAATTGGTATTTTCCGAAATAGAAGCTGGGAGACATCCCGTACAAAACATGTGCAAGAGTTAATTCTTCACCCGGGGAGATGGTTAGGTCAACGTCTAGCCAAATAAGGGCAGCCTCACCTGCTAATGCGTTGAAATACTGGGCGAGTCCGGGAGTGGCTGTGTATGCGTTGCCGTCACCATCCATGATGGGTTGTCCCATCCATTCAATAAGCCGCTGAGCCCTATTGGAACCCGTCTTTTCCATAATGTCGAGATAACGCATCCATTGCCCGACCCCCATAGTGTCAGGGTCGACACTTAGAACACCTCGGATATCGCCGTGGTTTGATAAATCTGCAGCAGCTCTATCCACGGCGAGAATCACCCTTGGGCCATATGCTCCATGGGCCAAGGCATAACCACCAGTGCTGGTTTTATCTATATGTTCGCTATCCAGATCTAGCGCGGTTTTGTCAGCGATGGGGTTTTTTGCTATACGATCTTTTATTCGTTCATATGCTCGTTTTAATGCGTTTTCTTCACCACCTGAATCTTTGTCTGCAAATGATTTAATATTTGCAGTATGACTTCCATGTCCAGAGAATTCATGTGTTGCAATCGTGGCTCCAAATATTGCTTTACCTTGTTTGATAACTGCTGCCTGTTCACCTTCGGGCACATCGTCAAGGTGAGCTGCTAGGGCAATCAGAGCAGTAGTGGCGGTGTTGTGACCCCATTTTGAACTCTCTTCAGCATCTAAGCCGAGCTCAAAGTCAAGTAGTTGCGGATGATCTTTTTCTTTGCGTAAGCCGATAGTGATTCTTGGTTTTGTGTGACGAGATGGCGTTGTATCAATTTCGAACATTTCGTCAAGGCGTTCTGAGAACCGTTTGTTTCGTTCTTCCCGTGTACCCGTGGTAGCTCTCAATAGTTGTAGAGCTATTTTGTTGACCTTCCACTTCTTTCCTTGCTTGCTGGACGCTTGACCCGCAATAGCAGGCGGTCCTTGAATGACTGGATTGCCGGGGGTTCGATTGTCCTCATGTGCAATTTCCAAGGTGTGGTTTTGAAGATCAGGGTTATCTCTTAAATTCCTCATTACAGTTAATGCCGTATATTTTTCATACAGAGAAAACTCTTCGTCGCCTTGCCGATCGGGGGTGATCAAGTCGAAATAGCTGCCCCCCGGATTGTCATATTTACGCCCTATTGGGTCACCATTCTGATTGTAACGAATTGTCATTCTTTGATTGAGGCCGGGTCCGAATCCGCTGTGAAGTTGAGCTGCAATTTCTCGAAAATCGTCAGTGGTTCGTATGGGACGCCCGTCAAGAAAGGCTTCACTCAATTCATTTTCTAAATCGATCCAACTTTGCAAGAGCTCTTCAGGGTCGTTGCCTGTGAGGTGGGCAGACAAGGCTGCTTCTGTTTTCTTCCAGCTGTAATAACGATTCTTGGCTACATAGAGGTCTTGTGGTGAAGCGTCAAACAAGGTTGTGGGATTTGGCGGCTCATCTTTCATGAACCGTTTCCGTGGTAGTTGGTTTGTTGACCTAAGACCATCCGGAGTTAGATTCGTTCGTACTGACGGCGTAGCAGCTCTAGCCCACTGGGTACCTTCCTGAATAAAGCCATCCAAATCACCGTCATGAGCATTTCTGTCAAACCGAATTCCTCTACGGAAACCTCTGACGGCTCCCGTAGCTGCACGACCAGCCATCCTGCCGACACTTCTCGCAAAAGCTTTTTCGTTGAGCCCTGCGGATATCAGCGATCGATATTCGATAGCTCGGTTGGCCTTCTCTTCCATTTGTCGGACACGACTAGGCCCGTCGTCTGTTTTAAACTTGCTAATCACATTTACGCCAACCAATAAATCAGCCGGTTCGGCAACTCGGTCAATAAAGACGTGTTCCCAGCGAGGTTTTAGACTTCCCTTGTTGCCGGTCCAAAGAAATTTATGAAAATCTGAATCCATAAGACGCTGTATGCGCGGTTTTTTAGAGACGTATGCAAAAAAGTTGACGAATGTTGGAGGAGAATCGGGTTTGACCACTACACCGGTAGAGTCGTTATCTGATTCCAATAGATAATAAATTCGACTATCGCCCGTATTGGCAACGTGTATAGCTTTCATCAGACCAAAACTCCTGCGGAGGCGTTGCGGTTTGGCTTCATTTCTTTCCGAATATCTTGAAGTAGTTCAGCTGCACGCTCTGCGATTTCAAGATGTATTCGTTTGCGCAAAACATCTGCAGGTGTTGTGCTCGCAATAGCTCCCGGAAGATTACTCATGAACGAATCAACATTCATAAGGTCTATTCCGTCTGGGTTTGTGAATTTGACACCAACTCCAAGACGATCGAATCGTTCTTGTGCTTTTTTGGCTGCAAGATGTTGGCGAAGCCAGTTGACATTTCGTAGACCTGTAACTCGTCCTTCGCTTATGGCGTCGTAGAAGTAACCAATTTCGGCGTCACTAAATCCTGCGCTGCGCAACCTAGCCGCTGCGGATTTGTCGTTTTTCCCTGTATCTGCATCACTGAGTTTGAGATTGCGCCAATTGAGCTTGTTGACCGGGTAGCGGACAAACTCGATGTCGTCCATATCGATACCCCCGGCGATTTGTGCTTCATGGTGCTCGCCGTCGGGGGAGAGGTCTCTGTAGTTTCCAGTTGTTCCCGCTTTTAACAGGTCGTGCATTTTCACGGTGTTGTTGAAGGGGCCGTCTTCTTGCCCGCCATTCCAGCGGGGGGTGTGTGCGGCCAGAATTTCGTCAGCATCGTTTGAATTCATTGGTGTCGGGATAGCTCCACGACTCATGGCATCGCCAGTTCCGTAATGGGTTCTATCAGATACCTCTGGGCGCAGAACGATGTCGATGTCTCCACCCATTGCTGCTGGATCTCCCCAAGGGGCTGTTCCTTCTGAATCCCAGAAGTCAGGGAGTCGCTCCATTAATGGTCCGTCAATGGCATCGAGGCTTTCGGATATCTGGTCATCATCCATGGCGTGATACAGGTGCCCACTTATTGGTCGCTGAGACGCCGGGGTATTTGTGTCAAAACCGTTACGAAGGTCATAATCCATGCGTAAATCCGCAACACTGTTTTCGCCGTATGGAATATCTGGCCTTGAGTGGCTGCCTGTTTCTAATAGGTTTTCGAATTCGTCCGAATCGAGCAGGACTCTTGGTCTCCGGTCGAATCCTCGGTGGAATTGAACAGCAGCCTTGGCGATAGTCTCACTAACTTCGTCTTTTTCGTGGTTGGATAGAAACTCAGCAACCTCTGGGTCGATGTCCAAAAATGAACCATTTGGTCCCTGTAGGTATTTCCAATCTTCGGAGTAACGGTCAGATTCTAGAGTCGGCACATGCATTAGATCATCCAAAGAGTCGTTGAGCTTCTCATTGTGATCCGAAAGTGCCCTACTGCGACTTTGGATCGGCGGTAAGGCTCTAGAAGTGCGATCAGTTGCATAGTTGCTTCCCCAACCACTGGGAGCGGAGAACGCTGAGTCCGGAATCGCTTCAGCCAAGTCGGCGTTGCGGACGGTCATCGTTTCTGCTGCGCCGGGGTTGTCACTTTGCTTTCTCACACGAATCGACCGCATGCCCGTTCTGGAACCCCTGTCACGATGACGCTTAAGGATCGAGTGCTGCTGCTGGAGCCGCCGCTTACGTTCCTTCAACGCTTCTCGCTCAACGGATATTTCGGCAACCGAATTATCAAATTCTTCACGGGTAATAACGAAACCATCTTCATCTTCTCGGAGCTGAAGGAGTTCTGTTTCGAGAGCCCGTTCGCGCCCTACTGCGGTTTGGATTTCACGTTCCATGTTTCGCAGTTCTATTTCTCTGCGCTGAGAACGCATCCCGCCACGAGTGATGTCGTCCCACTCGCTGTTGGCTCCCGGTCGTGCAAGCCGCCCCATGCTTCCGCCGGACTCAGATTCCTCAATACGTCGTCTTCTTGCACGGTCAGCCATATGTCGCCGCATGCTGGGATCAGAAAGATCAATCCAATTCCCGCCTTGTTCGGGTCTGTCTCGAAGAGTGGGACGGAATTCCCAGATTGAACCATCTGGTTCTTCGTGAGTCTCTCCATGGAATTTTCCGACTCGGGTAATTTCGTCAAACACGCCATCCATGCGACGGGAAGATCGCATTCCACGTTCTTCGATCGGGCTTTCAGGCAGTGAACTTTTCTGTTCTCTAAGCTCAGCCTGTCGTTTCGCCCATGTCCCCGGTACGTCTGGAAGCGTCGAAGGGTGTGGGGCAGCTTCATCCGGTCCAGCAGGTGCCCGCTGCATGCCCATATCGTCGGCAAAGGCCACCCCGTAACCAAGAGCCTCGTTGACTGGCATATGAACAACGACAACGTTCTTGTGGCCCAAGATTTCGTCTTCGTCTCCCGTCAGGCTGGCAACCGCTACGAGCATCGCCCAGCGGTGATGACCATCAAGAATGAATCCGTCATCGGTAACCAAAATCGGATCTGAAGAACCTTCGAATCCCTTGAAGAGCCAGTGATCCGGGTTCTTGATATATGTCCCATCGGGTTGCTTTATGGTGGCCTTCCGGGCTTCTTTCATCACCTTAGGTCCAATTAGTTCGTTCTGACTGGCCTTCAGGTGCAACAAAGCCTTTTTGATTGGGTTCTCTGTGCCGGTTTCGAGATCATCGCCGGGCCGCAAATCTGCTTTGCCAAATCCACCCTCGACTCGAACGCCGTCTGCCCTCAGTCGATCGATTAATTCGCGAGTGGTATCTGCTCCGAACTGGGTAGCTTTCGCTGCTTCTTCAAGGATTTCTTCCTCAGACAGTTTACCTTCCAGCCGAAGTTGTCTCGCCTTTTCGTCGAACTGGTCGTGCCAGAGTGTGGCGGCTTTTGTCGCCGCGCCCCCTGCATCCAACACTTCCTCGTGAGCTTCTCGTCTAGCGGTCCAGCCGTCCGTGGACTTGAACCAGTCTTCATATTCATCCGTTGAGGGGTCGACATGACCGGCTGCGTTGGCGAGCTTGGTAAGAGCATCCTCATACTGTTTCTGGTGTTCTTCTGTGTCGAAATCCCAGACAGGACCACTGAACTGAGGCATACTATTTCGTAATATGCCTTCGTGGTCATAGCAGAACATGTTTGAGCCCGCTACGGAAACCTTGCATAAGTCATAATGTTCCTTGCCGAGCATGAATGGGGTATTAGTAGCTTCCAACTGTGCGATTAGGCGCTGTGCTTCAACGTCGTTTCCGTTTTCCAATGCCTCCGCAATAGGTATTCCGTTTTCCAATGCCTCGGCGAATTCCTTATGCAGTAGCGACTGGATCTCTTCGCCGGTAACTGAATCAGTTGGAACAATCTTGACGTGCATGAGTTTGTCGGAATCAGATTCTTCAGGGTTAAGGCGGTAATTATCTAAAATGATTCTCATTGCAAGTTCTGTCTGATCAGCGGTGACGACGAGAGGTTTGCCATGGAAAAACTTCAGCTTCTCTTTGTCGCTAAGGTTCATGTAATCGTCGAGACTTTCGACGAACCTACCTTCAGCTAATGCTTCCTTAACGGCTGCAATACTCTCTCGGTGTCTTTGTTTGCGTTGTTCCAGCCCTTTGTGGCCACCAAACTTTTGACGCAACCGCCCCAAAATGGTGGGGGGCGCTTGGTCTAATCTGTCCAGCTCTAGCTCTAGGTCGTCGAGTATCACGTGATCGTTGATCTCCTCGGGAGTGAAACTTTGTCCCACAGTGGCCCTTGTGGAACGCATCCCGCCATCGCCCCTCCGGACAATGTTTTCCCATTCGCTTCCAGCCCCCGGGCGAGCAAGTCGTCCCATGCTTCGACCCTCTTGAGCCTCCAATTGGCGTCTGCGTGTGGCGCGTTCGGCTATTTCTCGTCGGTTTGCAGGGTCTGTCATATCACGCCAGAAACCACCTTTTTCTGGACGATCCCGAAGAGTAGGGCGAAACTCCCAGACTGAGCCGTCTGGTTCTTCGTGTGTTTCTCCGGAAAACTTTCCGACTCTGGGTCCGTTGTCGAATTGGCCCAATTCTCGCCTAGAGCGCATACCGCCCTCAGCGCCGCCCAACCACTGTCCATTCCATGCTTCAAACGGGCCGACGGCTGGCAAAATATCGTTGTCGATGAGCTCCACCAAAACTGCTGGGTCGAACAGGTCGTCAATTAGCACCTGCCATTCGCCCTCACCACTTAATGCTCCGATCCAAACATATTTTGTTCCATCGGACGCAGTTTTGATTTCACCGTCCCCGCCGCTGCCCCAACTGTGTATTTCTGTTCGATGCCGCAATCGTCTAGCAGTTTCGAGCTTTCGCTTCTCCGTAGTTAGTTGGCGTTCTTGCCTCTTCCTCGCCGCTGCTGCTTCTATCTTTTTCACAGCACTAGTTGGAATGATGATGCCTGATGGCGTCATAACTTCGCCCGGTTCGAGAGGAGTGTCCCAAGGCGCTTCACCCATGTCAGTGTCGGGAACAATGGAACCGGGTTTAAACGGAACGTCAACCTCTGGAATCCCGTAGACAACGTCTGCTATGTCTGCGTCCATCCAATCAAGAACTTCATTGAGTTCGTCGCCTGCGATGCCTCCGGTTCGTTTAAGAGCCGCTAGTTCAGCTGTTCCCTCTAGAAACAACAGGTTGAGGTGGGCTTTCGCCGAATTGTGAACAGGTAGTCCTCTGGCGTCCAAAGGACTCACATATTGACCCGGAGTAATATCTTCTGCATAACCACCAGAGGTTGCTTGCAGGAAACCTTGAACCATGTCTTGGTAATATTGTCCTGCGAGAAGATGCAGCATGCTTCCCTCAAATTGGACCATGTCCATCGGGGGAAAGTCGGTAGTGGTGCCGGGTGGAAGCGCATCTTGGAATGTGGAGACAACGGCCATAACGAACTGTTCGTTTGTCCATTCAGAAGGATGTGCAGTTAATGATTCGAGTCCAGTGCCATCCCTTTTGTAAATCGAGAATTGACCATCACGCTCATAAGCTTCCAACACACGTTGTGCAATCTGTTGATACTGTTTAACGTGCGCAAGTTCGTGGTATCCGACATGCATGGAAAAGGCTTCGAGACTTCCGCCGTGAGCAGCAGCAGTAAGGTCATTTGCATATTGTTTATGCCAGTATTCCATTTTTTCAGTATGTGTAAGAAAGTCTGCGATTGCCGCCCATTTCTCGGCGTCTGTTACTGATGCTGAAAAGGTACCTCCAGCGTCAACCTGTACGAGTTTCGGTCGACCATCTGGACCCTCATGAGTTAGTCCACCCTCTTGAAACGGTCGCAGGGCAATGGCAGTAGCGTTGAATTCGAGTTTGGTAGCCATTCCGGTGCCGGTACCTTCCCAGAGGGGAATGCATTCCCCTTCGGTACCCCAATAGCTTTGGAAGTCGTCATAATCTGGGTTGTAGGCTCGGAAAGAAATCTTTTTGAGACCGCTCATGGCTCTCGGATCGTCTCCGAACTCGTGAAGAGTCGAACCTAAGAAGCCTCGCATCGCTGATTCGTGTCGACCAACAAGACCGTCAACCATTTCCATCGCAGTGGGGTCTTTGGCTCTATACGCATCCCGGATTGCTTGTGCGCCCGTTTTGGTTTGTGCACCCATGAAACTGAATACGTCTTCGCGTACTGTCGCACGCATCTTTTCCAAATTTTGACGCATCGTAAGATTGTCGTCCCAGAGTTCTTCTCCGAACATGCCGGTGAACAATCCCTTCCATTCCAGATCAGGGAAATCACCGGTATCTACGTCGGTCATCGCTTCCAACAATGACCACATATCCTCGTTTAGTTCGTCTCCAGCCGAGATGCCGTACTGATCCATTAAAGATTGAATAACGGTGTTGCGTTCAATCAAGGCTGCTTCAATCGATGCAGTATTACCAATAAGCTGTCCGGCCTTACCTGCGGTTGCGCGCCGTTCTGCGATATTGGATCTCAGCTGTTCCGCTTCGCTGTCGCCTCGACCGGGTAATGACCAGCTTCGACCTCTACCGGATCTGAGACTATTGACAAGACCCCGGACTGTGTCGCGTAATACCTCCACAGGTGAAAAACAGTTTGTGCCGAACTCGTCGGTGAACTGGTTGGCTGCTGGGGTACCGGGGGGGCAACGAAACTTCCCTAAAGCGTCAACAATGAGACCAAGGCCGCTGGCGGCACGTCCCCCAAGGCTTTGGCCCGGAAGGGTGTCTTTGAGGGTTCTGCCGAGACCTTTGACCTTAATTTCTTCCTCAGTCTCAATGATTGGTTGACCCGTTCTTGGGTCCTGATCGTAAGTCCGTATCCGAATCTGAGGTCGGGTTGCTCGCCACTGCATAGCGTCAGCCATATTGGAGCGCTGTTCTTCTTTCGGCACTGCTTTAGGCGGATCAATCCACCCGAAATTATCTTGACCTGTTTTGAGGTCACGAGCAGTGACATGCAGTTTGAAAACTTGTCCGGGATCACGAACACCCTTGGGGTCGTAACGAACCTCGGGCTCTATTTCTTTAACTCCTGAACCGGCTGTGCGTTTTTTGGACTTATCTTTTTCCTGTTCAGGGGAATCTCCGATGCTGCCATCAAGCGCCTTAACTACAATTTGGGCGTTAAGGGTTGGCTGTGCAGCAAGAATGTTTCTGCGTTCAAGAAAGTCCAGCCCAGCAGCTTCTAAATCTCGCCGACTACGGCGAATTCTTGCTGAGAGGTAGGTTCTTTTTTTTGGAGAGAACTCGGTCATTCGGACCCACCTTTCGGGGAGCCCCTAAATGGGACCGTTGTTATTGGTTTCCTCCGCGAGTAATTCAAATTCGATCAGAGAAGCCATGAATTCTGCATCATCTGCACTCAGGATCGCTTTTTCGTCACTACCAGCAACCCAGTTGGTCGGAATAAGTTCTTCCAGACCAAGATCTTTAGCTCGCTTCATAATGTGAGCTTTTGTTGCTGGTTTGTTACTTGCCCGACCATAAGCCTGAACCGCATTACGGAGATCTTCTTCCGACACAATCGGATATGAACCATCCTTCATGGCGTGACCCTGATCGGCCAAATCGTCGCGCTCATCGTCTGAGAACGCACGCTTAAGGGCGATTTCAGCAGCTTCGGCCTCGATGGCCTCTGCCTCGTCCGGCTCGTATGTGTCATAACCCAAAACTTCACCGTCAAGAGCAACGAACACATCATGTGACTTGCCATCTACGCCATTAATTTCTATCGCGTAGCAGTCGAAAGATTCGAATACATCCGGCTCTACGGCGTTGACTACACCTTCGATTGTCTTAACCGCGATTTCGGCAGCCTCGCTGAAGTCAACAAGGTCAACTGTTTCGAAAGCATCTTTTTGTTCAAAGACAGAATCGTCGAGGCGGCTAAAGCCGAGAACCTCTCCAGACTTAGCTTCAACGAATACTTCGATAACCTTTTTGCCGTCAACATCAAGATCGCAGATAAAGAGATCTGCGCGATCTGAATAAACAGAATCAATTACCGTTGCGTACTCTGCGCCCTTGAATTGGACTTCAAGAGCTTGTTCAACTTCGAGCAAGCTGGGCATGCCCTTTTCAGAGACGCAGCCGCCCGGGCAGTCGTCGCAAACAGAGGCGTTGCCGGGGTAGACCTTTCGGTCGAGGGCACACAAATATGCACCGACAGATTTCTTAGCTGAGGACTCTTCGTATTCTTCATCTTCTTCCTCCTCCTCTTCCTCAGCAAGAGCTGGGGCTGGGGGAACTTCTTCCTCTTCGGCAGCGGGAGCCGGAGGGGCTTCCTCTACGGGAGCGGCTGGAGCAGCGGCGGCAGGATCGGCAGCAGGAGCAGCAGGAGGAGGAGCAGCAGCAGCAGGAGCCTCTTCCTCTTCGGCATCCTCTTCCTCTTCTTCCTCATCGTCGACGTTTAGGCGGCTTTCGCGCATCATAACGCCAGCTTTTTCGTCCTTTTCTTCCTCTAGGCCGACCCAACCGTCATCTTCAGTTTTTTCTACGATCGGCTCGTCTTCAGAAATTGGTTCGTTATCAACCTTTTCATCGATTGACTCATCTTCGGTCTTTTCTTCTACATCATCTTCAGATTTAGCCTCTGTAGCTTCGTGCTCGTCGTGATCCGGGTCGTCATCGTCATCCTCTAATTGGGTATCAGAGTTATCGCGAGTGTCTTTTTCAATACGACGCTTTTCGGCTTCAACCTCGGAGACCTCGTCCATGACGCTGGCTTTTTCTTCAAGTGCCTTGATCAGCACTGCGTCCTCGTCGTCCAGAGTTTCATCATTAACGATGGCTTGTTCCATTGGACTCTCTTTCAGTTCGACCGCTGATGCGCCACACTTACCGCACATCTTACTACCTGCAGTATACTCGCAATCAGTAGTACTGTAGCCCTTAGAACATGTAAGCGCTGTACCATCGGTGTTCAGCTTGACTACGTTTTCTTCTTCCAGACCCATTTGTTGAGGCTCCTTGTACTGCATGGCTCTGGACAGACACCCCTTAGGGTTGATGCAGCCGACACATGGCTTTGCGACCTTTTCGCCGCTCAACATGCATTGGTACTTCGATTGTTTGCCTCGGAGACCGCTATTAGACATTGTATCCTACCTCTTGCGTCTTATTAGTATTAGTAGACATCATCTTATAAATCCGTATTTGGGATGTCGACTGTACGACCTGCTTCGTTCGTGGCTTTCCGTGTTCTGCTTTGAATTGCTTCTGTTTCTTTCAATATGAAAGTCGAAATAGCTGCAGAAGAAAGCTTTTCAATCAATTCCGCAAACATCTCTGTTCGAGACCCCTTTTCCGCAGTTTGACGATCCAAAACATGCATTAAAGCATCGAGCATCTCGTCAATCTCTGTCTGTGTGACAGTCAACGAACCAGCGTTAGTGCGCTTGTCGCCGGTTTTACCCGATTCTTGACGAGCCAATGTTCGTTTCAAGGTTCGGAGGGCATCAGCTGTTTGCTGATCTTTGTCTCGTGAAGCCATATCGATTTCTTTTTGAAGAGAATCTTCGATTTTTTTAAACCATGTGGCTTCGCCCGTAATCTGAGCACGACCTTCGCGCTCTGATCGCATGCCTCGGTTGCCCGTACTGGTTTCATTATTTTGGTTGAGGTTGAGTCTGCGTGATGGAGCTGAATACTGTGGTCGAGGATTGCCTCTACTGGGTTTAGCTCCAAGCTCTCGCAATTGGCGTTCCAGACGATCCATTTCTTCTTTGTCACCAGTTGCTCGCGCGTTACTCCAAAGGTTGCGAAGATCTCCGATCTTTTCTTCTCTGGATGTATGAGCTTGCGAACGCAAACCTTGTCGTCGTCTGGCATCTACATACTCTCGCGTTGATGTACCCGACAGCTTGCTGCTGTTTTGTCGAATGGATCGTAAACCGCTTGGAGAAAATAGTTCGAGGTTGTTGAGTTCCATAATGTCTAGGTCGTCGCTACCCCCACCCAGAGTTCGAATTTGAGGGGTGTCTCCTTCGGAAATAAATCGATCACCCTCATAGTCGGAAAGAAGATCTTCAATATGACTCTTACGACTTAGCGCGGCAGCACGCAATTCGCCTTCAACCGGCGACAGTTCGCCAGACTCTCTGCTGAGATAACTCTCGAACAATCCATCAAGAGCACGCAATTGGGAATGGGTCAAATCATCCGACCCTGAAACTATGTCTAAAGCTTCAGACCAAATGTCTGCGTGTTCACTTCGAACTACATCCCCACTGTTGGTCGCTCTACTGTCAGCATTAGCAAACGATGACTCTAAGTTATTAAGAACTTTTTTACGTTCTGTTTTAGCTGTTTGTGCCGTTGTTCGTTGGGGCTCTCTATCTTCGGTTTCACGCTTGCGAACACTAGCTGGGAGTATGACTCCGCCTCTTCGAGCGCGTCGCTCCGCTATCGTTTCAAAGCGACCCTCTGAACGGTCTCTGCGAAGCTCTCTTTTTTCTATAATCTTGTCTAATTCATTGTAGATACGGTCATAGTCAATTTGCCTCATCCCGCTCTTACTTGGAGTCATTTCCGCACTGAGGAGAGCGAACTTATCTTCAGTACTCAAATCGTCCCAATCGTCGGGCTTAACTTCTTCAAACTTCTTACCTTTAAAGCGTTCTTGTGAATCTTCCATTACATGCCCCATGGGGCGACCGCGAGTCTCTGGTTTAGCTTCGTCGGCAGTTGCCCTTTGTGGGATTTTCTGCTCCGACCTCAAGCCACGACGCGCAGGGTCGAGACTGGTGCCAGTGGTTGCTTCATCCCATCGGGACAAAAGATCATTCGACTGTCGCCGCTCCGCCGCTTGACCTGCCTCGCGACGAGCTTCGGAACGTCGTGCGATTCTCTCAACTCGACGTTGTCCTAGACGACTAAGCGCAGCATCATCCATTGCGTTCCAGCGGTCGATATCCGCCCGATCCTCTGGCCTCACATCTCTGATATCAGGAATGATGTCCTCGCCGGTAGGTTCGTCAAATAGGGCGTCGGTATCCCCCGGGAAAGCTCGAAGTGACTGAGATCCACTGCGAGATTGTCTTCTCGTGCGGCCACCTCTACTCATATTGGGTCCACCCATGTCGGCCCTACGGGCACCCCTTAACGTTTCGACAACCGGCTCACCAGCGAGTTGGGGCAGATCTACTCGCGAACGCCCCTGTTTGGTGGCGTGTGTGTATTGGCCTTCCATGATTGCCCACCGTCGGGGTGAAGCAGAGCCGTGTTCTTTTAAGTCTGCGAACATCAAATAGTCGCGACCGGGCAAATAAAGACCCCGACGTTCACCCTCTGGAGCACCTATAGCTTCCATCATTTTTGCCTGATTGGCTGGAGTTATGTCAGGATGAGCACCATTGTTGATTCTCTTATTCCCGAATCCTCTGTATTTATTGTCTGGCAGGTCGAGTTGCGACGACCTAAATTTTTGGGTTGGTGAAAGTGCAGCGAATTCGAGTATGTCGCGACCTGTTTTGGGATGCATTCGACTTTGGGTAGGCGGCGAAACTTTCTCCCACGCATGGGTGAAGTCGTGATATTGCCCTCTAGGGATTTTTACTACCCCATCTTTGTTGGCAGCAAGTTTCTGATCATATTTTGCTAAAACACCATTTACTTTGCTGTCTTTGCTTTTGCCAATCAGTGCTTTTATATGGGAACGAAGTGAATCGATCTCATCTGGCGTTAGCTCAAGTTCAACACCCTTAGATTCGACGGGCAAACGAACAAAACTTTTACGTCCACCTTCCCAACTATGAATTGCCGCAGAAATCAAATGCTTTCTTCGTTCTGAATCCAACTGCATGAAACGTTGTTTCATCTCAGCATATTCAGCGTCGAATCGTCCCACCTCGTCCATCTGGGCCTCTAGAACATCTAGTTTTTTATCCAGATCTTCAATTCGGTCTTTACGTTCCTTAACCGACATATTTCTAATAGCTTGTGATGGAAGCTGCGCCTTCAGTGCGTCCCATTCAATATTTTCTGTTCGGGTACCGGGTCCTCGCGGATTTACTGCGGCTGGACCTGCTCCAGTGCGTGCAGTAGCTCCTCGGCCCCCGCGTATCGGCGTTCCCTCTCTCGGCCCGGTAGGTTTGCGAGTACCATATTTATAAGTGTTGGATCGCACACTGCCCGCTCGTTCATCTTCAGCAATCTGGCTAAATACTTCGTTCGTATATTCTTCATGTGAGGGCAGGCCCAACATTTCGTTGAGGTCATCACTTCTTGCGTACTTCAACGTGGAGTCGTCGCCGGGCACATAGCCCTCTGGCTCATCAGCCCCACCGTGATACATGGGTATTTGTCGAGAACGGTCTTTGAGCATCTCTTGCACATTCTCTGATGCATCTAACGTCTCGCCCACCTTTTTGAGCTCTTCGTTTCCATACCGATGCAAAGGCTCTCCGGGACCAGTTGGTCCTTCCGAATCAGCGTATTTCTCTTTTCTAAACCACTCCGTTCTTCGCCCGAGGCCAAAACCGTCAAATGGAACCCAATTGCCGTGGCTACCACCTTCACCCGATTCGAGAGCGTCGGCATCTCGAAGAACGTCACCTGTACCGGAACGCATATAGAACGGCTGGGTAGTTCCGTCAGCTAATTCGACAAGAAGTATCGGGCGTTTGTTTAGTTCAGTATCAGTGTGCATCAAGAGGGTTTCACTGATCTGAAAATCTCCCTCTCTGAGCGTCGGCGTGAGGCGATGGTCCCTAGTCTCTGAGCGCATGCCAGCGGCACGCTCCACCCTGCGATTCTGGACAGTTCGTTTACCCGGACGAGTTCGATTCGGATTACGACGAGGCTTCCGTGCCTCTCTGACGTGGGCACTGTCATCTGGGTAATCAGGGGGTTTGATTCTGGTTTTTGGTTCGCCGGGCCAGTTTGTGTTGATACCGGGAATAGATGGACGCTGGAAAGGCGTACCTTCTTGAACTATTCCGTCGCCATCACCATCCCAAGCTTTTGGGTCGAACGCTGCGGTGAGGGCTCTCCCAGCCCTACGGCCTTTTCCCAAGCCACCACCTCGCCCCAGTCTTCCACCTAGGGCCTTCACAGCCGTATCTGCTGCGTCCTCAAATCCGGACGGATAATCACTACACAACAGCCCATCGACACTAGGGGTCACTGTGACTCTGTAATAATCGAAAATTGGTTGAAGCATGTCTTTGAACTCAAACATGTTGTCCAATGTGCAGGAAATAAGATAATCAGATTTAGCTTCTTCTGTTGTTTCTTTTCCCTGAATTGGGCTGACATGATGATTCGGCTTATGGCTCATTGGGCCGATGGGCGGCATGTTCGGTTGAACCGGGGAATAAACCGTTTGTGGTTTAACTCGTGCTGGTTTGCCAAACATGTATCTGCCGTCGCTGGCCTTGTGGTATCCCATTCGATACATGCGGTTAGTCCCATCCACCATCTTGCGGAGGAACACCACCATGTTCTCGGTGGCCTCAACGATCTTGATCGGTACCTTTGTTCGTGAGTGAATTTCTTGAGCCAGTTCCATGCGAGCTTCCATGTCAATGGGACCAGCCTCACCACGAGACCAAATGTCTCTATCGGCGTGGTGGGAATCGCTATCTGGTTTCTTAGGCATTGGAATAACGATCATTTGCATGGGAACTCGTCCCATCATCTGACCCTTTTCGAAAATGAAAGCTTCCTCTTCTTCTGCCTGAATATCTGGTTCTGAAGCAATGTGGTTCTTTGTCCCACATTCACAACCACCAATTCCACAGGCACCGTATTCTCCGTCCTTGACAGAAATCGTGCCTGTCAGTTGGTTGGCACCATGCAGCACAGGGCTTACTTCATAAAGTTCAACCTCTTTGAGCAAGTTGGCCTGCTTGACCGGATCGAAAGTGGCTTGAAGGGTCTTATAGCCGATTGACCATTCCTGTTCTTCTCCGAAGAAGGCGACGTTAGCGAATGCCTCTCGCCCTTTTTCTGCACCCAGATTGAACTGGACTTTTGCAAACAAACCGCCGATTCCAGCACTCTTCATTTTTTCTGGAAGTCGTGGGTCCGAGTTAGCGACTTCGTAGATCTCTAAAACTTTTCCAATGGGGTCGTTCCAGCTATGTCCCCAAACCACTCTGGGCTTTCTTCTTTTTAGGCTCTCATTGAAGGCGCCGGGAAGAACGATGTCGCCAACACTGTCTTTGTTGCCTATGCCAGAAACAAAACATTCGACAATCCCTTGGGCATTGTCAACACTGATCTGAGCGCCGTTTCGGGCTTTAAATTGAATGTCATCAAGCAGTTCGTTTGGCATATTGAAACCTCCGTCAATACATAATAAGCGACAGAAAGCTTCTACCGTGTAAGTAACAAGCATAAGAACTGCAGTTTCCGTAAACTATTTTACGGAAATTAACTGATTGGGAAAACCCAAGCCCTTCGAGCCTCATCCTCAGCCAAAGCCGCTGGTGCTTTTGCAAGAAGGCTGGCAAATACGCTGACTAGCTCACCCTTAACCGCCGCATGACGGCGATCTTCGTCCTGTAATGTCATACAGGTGGTGATCTTTTGATTAATAATCTGCTCTGTATCTAAATTAATTGATTTAATACGATCCATTTGAGCATTCAGTTGAACCTGAACATCTTCTCCAGATGGCGGTTCGTACTCATCAGATTCATTGGACTGCTTTTCTTGAGAGTCTTTAATAATTGAGTTCAAAACGGGTCGGATGTCTTCATCCATCTGTCGATCCCATGTACCGAGAGTCATAATATTTTTGATATCCAAGGTGCCTTCGGTTAGAAGCGTGCGCGCTTTTCGTCCAGCAGCTTTTTCTAAAATAACTCGTTGCTGTCTCTCGAACAGACGTTCGAAGCTGCGGTCGAGAATGCCCGTCCAACGCTCGTAGTCCACACCCAGATCGTCCTCTTTGGTCTCAATGTCGAATGGTTCACCCGAGAGTTGTCCCATATTGGGAGCAGCTTCGGCAGGTGGTCCAGCAGCCGGTGGGCTTTCTTGTTCTTGAGCCAAAGAACCTTGCATGGTGTTCGGGTCAAGGGGTTGTTCACCCGGTTGCGGACCTTCCGCTCCCGGCGTTGGCATCCCGGGCTGAGGTGGCATCATGCCCGGTTGCCCGCCCATCATTGCGTTGGGCTGCTCCATTTCCTTCTCAGTATTTGCGACAGGCGTCAAATTCGGGTTCATAAGTAATGAATCTGCAAGGTCAGATTTAACTGTCTCTTTGCCTGTCATGTCACGATATTCGTTGATGCTTATCAACCCGTTCTGGAGTTCATCCATCAAGTAACGATCGCGTTCTTGTTTATAAATAATTAGGTTGGGAACCGTTGAGGTGTCGAAGTCGATGTAATGAATAGGGTCAATTTCATCCAAGGCACGAGCTATTGGTTCGAGGTGGGGGAGCATTGTCTCCATCCAGAAAACACGAATCTCTTCTCCCGCGTTACTGAACGTTCTTCCCGAAGCGTTACCTATAACGGTCTCAGGAACTCCGAAGGCAGCAAAGATTTCTTCTTTGGTGATGGTTCTCATTTGGATGTAGGCAGCATCGCGAGGACTCGATGAGGTATCGACAAAATCAACCCCGTCATCTGCTGCTACTACGGTGGTTGAACCAACGCGACCGAGATTGCCCCTAAATCGTGATCTCAATTCGTTCTTGTCGTCATCGTCGATTTCGCCACGGAGAACCAATAGGCCCCCGGGTCGGCCATCGTTAAGAAGGAAGTTGCGGTTGTATAGCTTCGCAAGGTTTTCGATTTCTATAGCAACGCCCGCAGACTCCATCGGGGTCATCGACAGGTAGGGATCTAAGGGGTGTGGTCTCCGAACCCAAACAACATCTTCTGGCTTAAGACGTACTTTCTTTCCGTCGGGCATGGCGACTTCATAACCAGACACAAATGTTTTTGGATGAGGCACTGGTGCGGTGTGTTGAGGGGGAAGCAAATTAAGCCCAATAATTCTTCCGTCTCTAGAACGCACTTTCTCTATAAAGGCACCACGGCTACTCATCAGCAGTTGGGCTGAAAGCCGATATCTGAATATAAATGAATTTTCACCAATATTAGATTTAGTATTCAAGATATCTAATATTGTGCTTTCCCTCATGACGGAAGAGCTTGTAACTAGTTTTCCATCTGGAGCATTGCCCTCACGAAGAATAACCGGAAGGCGTGCTTGGTTACCAGCGATCACATCCACACAGCGGGCCACCCATGTGACCTTCTGCATGCCTTCTCGGTACGCCCGTTCAATATCCCAAGGGTCGAAGTAAGGTTGCCCAGCAAGTGTCGGGTTTGTGGCTATGGGCGCGCCGGGTCCCACAGCGGCATGTTTCCGCTGTTCTGATCCGTCAATAGATTTGTTATTAGTAGAGTTCCACGCCATCGTTACTCAAGACCCAGTAGAAATCCGAATATGCCACAAGCTAGACCCCCAACTATAAGGCCCAACGGCGGATATACCATCGCTGCACCGATGCCTGTAAGTATGATAAATGATACCATTAGAGCGTTTGCTATTATTCCCCGCTCTTGCAGGCTTTGTATTTTCATCCAAATATTCATGTGCCCTCTTACAATAGTCAAGAACAGGCTGCACTTTGTCGCCTATTCTAGAATAGGCTAAGACTGTGAGGTGATGGAGTGACTACGGATTGGAATAAGGTACTCGATTACCTAGAGCCGCGCGAATCACCTCACTGCCCAGAGGACGCGTCTCTTACCCAAAAAGTTTTCTTACGCACTTATTCGTTGGAAGCTCTCTTCGGTGGTGCGGCGGGTGGCGGAAAAAGTTCCGCCCTCTTGATGGCAGCACTTCAATATGTTGACGTGCCACAGTATTCGGCCATCCTGTTTCGTCGCACCTACGCCGACCTTGCTCTGCCGGGAGCGATCATGGATCGTTTCCAAATGTGGACAGGTCCGGAAGAAGATGTGAAGTGGAACGCCAATACCTACACGGCAACTTTTCCCTCTGGTGCCCGAATCTCATTTGGTTACCTAAATAACAGTCAGGATTATTTGCGATACAAGGGTGCGGAGTTCCAGTTCATCGGGATGGACGAGGTCACCGAAATCCGGGAAGCCGACTACCGATACCTATTCTCTCGCTTGCGTCGTCCGGCATCGGGTCCACTCTCAAAGGTTCCTCTACGGATGAGGTGTGCCTCCAACCCCGCGCCTAACTGGGTTAGACAGCGTTTCATTATCGAGGGTCAAAATGAGGGACGAATTTTCGTTCCTAGTTTTTTGGACGACAACCCGGGCATTGACGCTGATTCGTATCGACAATCGCTGCAAGCTCTGGACCCCGTGGAACGCAGGCGACTCGAAGAAGGCGACTGGTGGTCTACCACTTTAGGTTCTCTGTTCGATAGGGAATCAGTTGTCCTGTTGGATCAGAACGAAATCCCAGAGCTGACCTCAATGGCAAAGGCCGTGCGTTTTTGGGACTTGGCTGCTACTGAACCGTCCTCAACCAACCCTGATCCAGACTGGACAGTCGGAACCCTCATGATGTTCGACCAAGGAATTGCTTACATTTTGGATGTGAAACGTGCAAGGGTCAAAGGGGAAAAAGTGGAGCAACTAATCGCCCAAACCGCTTACGAAGATGGGCATGGGGTTCCAATCAGGATGGAACAAGAACCGGGCTCCTCTGGAAAAGCCCTTGTAGATCAGTACGCTCGCTACATCGTGCCCGGCTACGATTTCATTGGCATGCGTGCCACCGGAGACAAGGTCACTCGTGCCCGTCCATTTGCTGCCGCCCTTGCTAACGGCAACGTCAGGGCGGTGCGTGGGCCATGGTTAACCGACTGGCTTGACGAATTATCCAGTTTCCCCGAAGCCTGCAATCACGACGATCAGGTGGACTCGGCCACGGGAGCTTTCACACACTTAGCCGGATTGGGGTTGCCTCAGCGCAAACGAGTTGCTATCGTTGTCTGAGTAATACAGAAACCCCTACTAACCGGAGTTGCTATGAATTTGGAGAATATTAGAACCCTCCGCCTGCTTCTCTCACAGCTCGATGAACGAGTTGGCGAGATAGACAGAGAAACCCAAGATGTGGCCAACTTGGTCTTAGAGTTGAATCTGGCCAAGGTCGAACTTGGGATTATTTACGACCAAGTCTCAGGGTTGCTGGGCGACCTCATGATCAATGATCCACTTATCGAGTTGCGTGACGGCGCTCAGGTGGAACGCAAGATGGGGTCCACCCGAAAGGGCTGGAACCACAAAGACCTTGCCAACGTGGTCATGGACCGAATCCAGCAGTCCTCAGTTGACATGGATACCGGTGAAGTGGTGGCCACCCCAAAGGACATGGCCATCCAAATGCTTGACTACCTTGCTCCTTCTTACTGGAGGGTGGGCAAATTGAGCGAGATTGGCCTTAACGCTGATCTCTACTGCGAGCCGTCTGAACCAAAGACGAGCGTCATTGTCAGGAGGGGTGAAGCCCGATGAGCGACATACTAGCCCAGCTTTCAGAACCGTTCCCACGAGAAGTCGAACGCAGTATGAAAAAGGGAGGGACTTCCCTCACCTATATTCCTATCAGCGAAGTCATCACTCGTCTCAATACCGTACTCGGGATTGAGAACTGGTCCTATGAGGTCAGAGACTGCCATCGTGATGCCTTGGACCCTGAGTGGGTTATCGCCCATGTCCGCCTCACTGTTGTGATCGACAGCAACGTTGTTTACAAAGACGGCTTTGGTGGCCAAAAGATCAAGCGAATGAAAAACGGCGACCCTGTCGATCTCGGTGACGAGATGAAAGGTGCCGTTTCGGACAGCCTCAAGAAAGCCGCACAGGCTCTTGGCGTTGGTTTGTATCTTGCAAGGTCAGATGAATCACTTCAACTGGAGCAGGAGATTGCCGAAGAAGAGGCAATCGACCCAGCCGTTAAAGCGGCATGGGAATCCTTTACCTCTGTAGTGTCAAGCCTAAATGCCGACCAGAAGGCCAAGCTCAACGAGTTTTGGATGGAGTTCTCCGGCAATAGGCCCAAGCCGCAGCAAGATACAGCGACAGTAGCTGACCTGACGGCCCTCTCAGAAGAAGCAATTCGTCTGTCATTTAATGCGGAGTACGTTGATGATGACGACTCAAACGAGTGATGGCGCAACCAAACGCAATGCCGCAATGCGGTTGGTTGAATCAAACGCAAAGCCACACCTAAAGAGAGCAGCCAAGTGGGCGATTTACCACATCGCCACAACATTCCCTTCTGACGTTCATTGGACAACCGATGCCGTCTTGGATCGTTTAGATCATCAGGGAGTAACTCTTCAAGATAACCGGCTGCTTGGGCCTCTTATGAAGGCCGCTGAAAAGGCCGGGCTTATCGAACCCGTAGTCTGTTCTACATGCAGGCGACCAGAGACTGCGCTATCCAATAGGCCATCGCGTCACAAGGCCCCACAGCACCTATGGAGGTCTGTTAGTGACTGAGAAATTAGAAGCACCACCACATCTGTCCCCGTCTTCGATGGGCACATATAACCAATGCCCGATGAAGTTTCGATTCAGCAAAATTGACAAGCTTCCCGATGAGCCCAGTGAGGCAACCCTGCTAGGAAACTTGGTTCACGATGTTTGTGAACAGTTTTACATGTATGACCCCAACGAGAGGACCAAGGAACTTATTGTTCCCCTCTTCGCGGAAGTGTGGGAGTCGGGTGACTGGATTAATCGGATTCACCCATATGTCAGGGGCGATAAACGCATCCGTCAATTCAAATGGCGTGCCGTGTGGTGTGTCGAGAACTTGTGGGCGGTCGAAGAACCCACGGCGATCGAACCAGAGGGCTTGGAGTATGAACTCAACGGAGAGCTCGGAGGGGTAACCCTCAAAGGATTTATCGATCGCTTTTCCTTGGCTGGCGACAAACTGGTTATCAGCGATTACAAAACCGGCAAGACTCCCAATCCGAACTATGGTGACGACAAGTTTCTCCAACTCAAAATCTATGGCTCACTAGCCAAAGTGTTGGGGGTGGGTGAAACTGAAAAATTAGAATTGCTGTATCTAAAAGATGGCGTAAGGCTGGAACATAATTTCACCCAAAGTGATTTTGATGAGACTGTCGAATACGTTGTAAATACTAAAAAGGCCATAGATGTTTCATGTGAGACACATGAATTTGAGACCAGAAAAACGGCGTTGTGCAATTGGTGTGCGTATAAGCCTCAGTGTCCTGCTTGGAGTTGAAAATGCAAATAACAGATGATGCTTTTGCGCAATTAGTTGCGGAAGAAGTCAAAAACAAACTGTCGCCGGACCACCGAAAAACTCTGCTAGAGGCAAAAAATTGGGATCGCTGGAAGCGAGCCCTGAACGCATTGTCTGAAAACCTCTTGACTCAGATTGAGAGCATCGAAGCAGATGCCGAATCAGACGCGAACCGTTATATGGCGTTAGGCAAAGACGGGCGCAAGTTGGCCAGAGAAGCAGAAAATGCATATACGTCTAAAAAAACAAAGGTTGAACGTTTTAAGTTCCATGTTGATAATCGTTTGAGTCAAGTAATGGGGATGATTCAGACCGGTAAACCCATCGACATGAATCCATTTGAGTCTGCCAATTTTTATCGTCGTGCAATCTTGAAGCATCGAGAACTTATGAATGTGCACGACCTTGAAGACACCGCTATTGATCGTGCCTTGTGGGCAGCGTTAGAGAATAAGTGGAACTTTGATCAGGTAACTAGTGACGCCGTATGAAACGCAAGAAGCCCATGAAGCGTGGTGGGCCGCTTAAACGAAGTGGCCCATTAAAGCGGACAGGCTCTCTTAACCCACGCAGCAAGAAGATGCAGCAGAAATACGTTGAGCGCAGGAAGGTGGTCTCTCGCCTCCTGCAAGAGCGGCCCTATTGTGAAGCGTGCCCGGTTTGGGCGCAGCACGATGAGGTAACGCTTTACAAGCGGAATGCAAGCGTCGATATTCACGAATTGAAGCGTCGCTCACAGGGTGGCTCCATTCTTGAAGAAGAAAATCTTATGGCCGTGTGTCGTGATTGCCATGACCGCATCGGACGTGAACCGGCAACTGCAATCGAGCTTGGTTTGGCTGTTCCCGGGTGGCGGAAAAAGCCATGAAGTTCATGGGCCTCGACCTGTCCCTTACATCGACGGGTTACTCCTGTGACGGGGACATGGACGCAATTGCTGTCAAGAAGAAGGGCGTGGAACGGCTTGCGGCCATCAGGGATGAAGTCATGCTTGCCTGCCGCGAACATCGCCCAGACGTGGTGTTGATTGAGGGTTACTCATTTGCTTCACGAGCCAGTCAAGCTCACTCCATCGGAGAGTTGGGTGGCGTCATTCGTCTTGCTCTATATGAAGAGAATTACACCTTCGTGGACATCCCCCCGACCTGCCGTGCCAAGTTCGCGACTGGAAGAGGCAACGCATCGAAGGCTGAAGTCATCTCCGCAATCTCTGCCCGGACTGGATTAGTCTGGGAGGGCAAGGGTGCCGACGATATGTGTGATGCGTGGATCTTGGAGCAGATGGGACGTACCCGCTTTGGTTTGTCTGACGAAGAATGGCCAAAGAAGAACTTAGAGGCTTTGGAATCCATCGACTGGTCCCATGTTGTGAGGAAAGATAATGAACTTTAGAGGCCCTATTAGTCAGGTAGAGATCGAACAACGACTGTTATATTTCCTTGACGAATTGGAAAGCGAAACAGAAGCTTTTGAAAGCCTCGCTGAAGACAATGCTAAAAAAGAGGCGAGGTATAAAGCGTCATGGGCTAAGGAGTATTTGTCGGCCAAGGGATCGATCAAAGAACGAGAATCTTGGGCCGACTACAAAATGGCTGACGAACAGTTTGAGTACAAAATATCGGAAGCCCTACTAAAATCGAAGCGAGAGAAATTGCTCTCCTTGAGAACGTCCATCGACGCGATGCGAACGTTAAATGCAAACGTCAGAGTGCAGGTGTGACCATGAAGGGTAACTACAAAGTCCACGAGTCTCTCAACGAGTTGCTTGTCCCATTGAGCGACCTCCAGCCCCTTCTCAATAACCCAAGAGTTGGAAATGTTGAAGCGATCGCTGCGTCATACGATGAATTTGGTCAAGTGAAGCCCATTGTGATTCGTCTGAACGAAGACGATAAGGCCACGGTTATCGCTGGCAACCATCAGGTTGAAGCAGCCAAGAAGCTTGGCTGGACTCATATTGCCGCTGTGCCCTTTGATGGGGATGACAAACGAGCTGTTGCTTTTGCCCTTGCTGACAACCGGACAATGGAGTTGGGCCATACAGATAACACCAAGGCTGTCGACATGATTCTGAGTGTTGTTGATGAGTACAGCGATCTTATGGGCGACTTGGCGTGGGACGATTTCGAGATTGCTCTTTACGAAGAGCAGGCAGAAATCGCCGCAGACAGAGAAGATGGCACCACAACATTTACTCGTCCGTCTCTGATCGACAGGATGGATGATGCGCTAGATGCTTTAGTGCAGGATGGCGAGGATGGGGAACGAAAGATTGTCGCCGACGACAGTGTCGACCATAACGATATTGCTATTCAGGGCAGCACAGTTACGCCTCAGGGTGAGTCAAATAAAGCAGTTGTCCAGTACACCTTGGTTTTCGATGATCCTGCCCAGCAGAAAGATTGGTACACCTTTGTGCGATGGCTTCGCGGGCAACCGGCCTATGAAGGCGATACAACTGCAGAGAAGTTGATGTCATTTGTCGAGGCGCACTCAGAGTTATGACTCGTCAGCGGATGTTTCTAGACATCACATGTCTCGATGCTGCTCGTCAACGGATACGTCACGTTTACGACACCTTCGATACCGTTTGTATTCAATTCTCTGGAGGCAAAGACAGTACGGCTGTTCTCTATCTGGCTAAAGAGGTGCACGAAGAACGTGACTTAGGTCCAGTCAAAGTCATATTCAGAGATGAAGAGATGGTTAGTCCTCTCGTTCTCGAATATGTCGAAATGGTCAGAAATTTCGATTGGGTCGACATGGAGTGGTATTGCCTCCCATACGGGGGGGAGGTATGGGTTCTGGGCCGACGACAACCCGTGGTGTTGTGGGGGGAGTATCGAGAACAAACAGGGCGATGGGTACGCGAAATGCCGGAAGATGTAATTAGCGCAAAATCGTTCGGGCTAGAAGGGGGTCAACCCCTACCTGAAGCTGTTGATTTTTACACGATGCAAGGGAAGCAAGGAAGCGTCGCCTTCATTACTGGCGTCCGGGCTGCCGAGTCGATGATCCGTTACCGATCCTTGGTGCAGAAGCTGCACGAGAATTACATCGTCACACCTTTCGGCATCAAGCGTGGAACACCTCTCAAATTTGCGAAGGTGATTTACGACTGGAATGTTAACGATGTACTCAAATTCATTACCGAAGAACATAATGCCCCCTACTGTGAGTATTACGACAGGGCAGCATTAACTGGATCGAATACTCGTGTCGGGATACCACTCCACTCTGTCGCGATTCGACGCATTGGGGATGTGGTTGCCACAGAACCAGAATTCTACGACAAGCTGTATGAATGCTTTCCCCAGATCGACGCTCAGCGTCGTTGGTGGAAGGACTTCGACATTGAGCAATTGATCAACAACTATGCCGACGAGGGTTGGGACGGCGTAACTAGTGTCATCGAGGATTACATGATCGGTGATTCAAAAGCTCGAAGGGCTAAGGCGTATGCGGCTGAATTCAGAAAGAAACATGCTTTAGATCCGCACTCGTATCCGATTAATTGGTTAATCAGGAATCTCCTACTCAACGAACTCACCACAACTTCAGCCTCCCCCGTGGGGCCAAAAACGAGAGCCCACACAGTGAGGCAGAAAGCAGCAGAGGAAGCCTCATGAGTGCAGAGCAATACACGATGTGGGTTCGGGATTACGAGGAGCTCAATATTCCAGAGTGGAATGCCACATATATCCTTAGACCGGATTTGTTGGTCCTGACAGCGGCCCTAATGGATTATGGGGTGCTTTCCCCACTTGTTGTTCAGAAGGACGGCATGAACGTAATTGACGGCTCTCAGCGGCTGCGAGCAATCAGGGGTAATAAACACCTGTCAGAACGGTTTGCTGATGGCGTACCTATTCATGTGATTGATTGTGGCGAAACTGAGGCTATGGCTCTACACGTTCAATTGAATCGTGGTCGTGGGAACATGGTTGCCCATAAATTATCTCGAATCGTAAAACAACTGAAAAGATCTAGAGCATTTTCGGTAGAAGATTTCGTGGCTCGTTTTTGTATGAAGGGCGATGAATTGGAATTGATGTTGGATGGCTCGATCATTAAGCACCGAAAAGTTCCGAATCATCGTTATTCGATGGCATGGGTTCCGGTGGAAGCTCCGCCCGGAACTGTTGACAAAAAAGAAGTCACAACAGAAAAACCTCCTAACGCCGATAGGTAACAATTAACGGGTATATAGTGTAAGGGCCTAGTGCTACACTTAGAACTAGATCAAATCTAGGAAGGTGTTGTTATGCCCTCACCCGGTAGAGAACGCGAATTCGATTTTCGGCGAGCTGGACGAATTCGTCGTAGTATTCGCTCTCTTTTGCGTGGCCGTGAAGCCCGCCGTGGTCGTGGACGTATAGCCAATGAGCGAGTGCGTGACATCATCCGTAGAGGCGGTAGGCGCCGTCGTCGCGCGATTAGATAGGAGCCTGCGATATGGCTCTGGTAACTCGTGCCAATCTTAAAACCTACATGGATATTGAGTTCAGCTTGCGTCAACAAGACGCTGCTGACATTGTTCTTGGCGGTCTTCAATCAGAACTGGAAACCTATTTAGGAAGAAAGATTGAAGCAGCCAACTTCACCGAGGATTACATTCTCGATTCGAATCATTTGGGTGTTCCTGAAACCTCATTTTTTTATGACAATAAACTAGATTCGAACACAAGCGGCATTCTTTCGTATACAGATCCTCCAGCGACGGTGTACTTACGAGAAAGTCCGGTTAACTCAATTGCGAGTGTCGTTCTTACTCCCGTAACTCCCGGAAGTGCCGCCGAAACTTTAGTTGCCGGAACCGAATACGTTGCACGTCGATACGGCGTAGACGTTTATCGCGGTAGCTCCAATGATAAATTAACGATTACTTACAATGCCGGTCTTGCTGGTGCAAACATCCCTACTTTTAAGTTAATGATTTTGAGGGCTGCTTCTAGAGAGATGCAGAACATGCACGACGATGTTGTCGGCATTAAGGATCTCGAACCTCGAAATATCGCCCCTATGGAAACAGGGTTTACAGATAGGGAGTTGCTGGCGGTCAGACGACATCGCCGAATTCGGGTGGCTTAATATGGCATTTCGAATCGGCATTCCTCAGCCGCTTCAAAGGGCGCGGCGGGCAAAAGGTGTTCAGATTGAGTTTGACACCGAATTCAATACTCAACCTCTCAAACGAGAAATCAATGGTGTGCAGCGGCGTGCCAGAGATTTTGGCCCAGTTTTCGAACGCATCCGTGATGATTTAGAACAGCACTGGGCGAAAAACTTCACGTCAAATGGACTACCCGTAGGGGGTTGGGCACCACTGGATGCTCAGTATGGCTCATGGAAAGCAGCTCGTTTTCCCGGAGCTCCGACGCTCGTACAGACGGGCCATTTATTTAATAGCCTGTCTAGCTTGAGGGGAAATCCAAACGAAATTCATCCCCACCGAGCAGTTTTTGGAACAGATATCGAATGGGCCAAATTTCATCAAATGGGAACAAGCAAGATGCCGAAGCGACAAATTATTTTTGAACCCCATGAGGCTCATATTCGCTGGGGCCAATGGGCCGTTGATTACATGTCAGAAGGCCGTGCAGCATTGGAAAGTAGTCTCTAATGGCAGCCCTGATGCATGGCGCACAGTTCGCCAAGAGTTATGTAAATGATTTCTTAGAAACGGACCTTCCTGTTCGTCTTGTCGAATACAGAAACGGTTGGGGTGCCGACAGTGCCTCTTTGCCTGACCCTTTGAAATTTCTGACTTTTGAACCAGTCGCTATCGATGCTTGGCCAATGATTATTACCGTTGCCATATCGACAGCGAATATGGAAAGACTCGGCTGGTCGTCGGACACGCCGTCAGAACCCGAGTATCGAGTCAATTACACAATGCGTACTTATATTTGGGCAAAAGCAAATGGTTCTGAAGCTGCGACCTACATGCGCGATCGGTTAACAACCGTGACCAGAGCAGCTCTTCTTGATCGACCCTGTCTTAAAGCGACAGACGCGCGAGACACATGGAAAGTAGAAATCGATGAAGCGTCGATGCGTGAAGAGTTTTCCGACTTGACATTAGTAAAAGGTGATCGAGTTATGGCTGGTTCGTACATTGGCTACACCTTGGGCATCAATGAGGTTGTTGCCAGAACCAATCTCGGCACGGTCAAAGAAGAAGGTGTCCAGATCGGTGTCAAGAATGTTGGCGTCAGCGATACCTCTCTCGACTTGCCGACAAACCTTGGGTACACGACTACCGGAGGTTCGTCAGAATGAGTTGTTGTTTATGTCAAACTGTTCCACGCGGCTCAGCCGATGCCATATCTATGGATTATGAAAGATCCAATTGTATTATTGTTCATAGCAAGGCACAACACATAATTGAGACTTGTAGCTGTTGTGGTCACAGAATAGAGCCATTAGGTAATATGATGTGTCTCAACACAGAATTGATTTCCGGAGCACTAGCTGCCGATCATTTAGAGGTTATTGCCCAGTTTGACACTATTGGACATATGGTGCACAAAGGATAAGGTACAATCAAGGTATGGCTACTTCATTTCATTGCTTTAATAGCATGCACCGCGACGAAGCGGATACCCGCGTTAAGGAAGGCGACGTTGTCGTCTACAACATGGGTCTTGCTATTCGCGAAATAGACGAACTGGGACATGTTGTTCCTATCGGACATTTCGGTTGCGTCTCAGAAAGCAATCCGATCTTAGACAAATTGGTCGAAGCTGGACTTTTAAATCTTATTAGTGGCGGCTCTCCGAAAAAATCTTCCTCCAAGAAAAAGACACCTCCTGCCGCGTCAACTAAAGGTACTGGATACAACCCTGATGCCAGAGATGGCGATGGTGACGGTCTTGTACAGGACGGCACAGAGTGGGAACGAGAAGCAGAGTGAGTACATACTGTAAAAGTCTCACTAGAGAAAGCTTCTAGTCTGATAATCTATAATCAACAGTTACACGGATACACGGAAGCGTTTTGTAGAATAAACAAGGCGGCTCCGATGTCCGGAAGCTCCAATTAGGAACGGGAAGGTCTTATGCCCGGAGTAGTCATTACCACAGCAGTTAGAACGGGTCCATCGGCTGACACAGTTCGCGATTCGTCGCAAGCATTTTTTGTCGGTCTAGCTCTGCGAGGGCCTGAGGAAAAGGCCACGCTGGTCACCAGTATTGCTGATTTCGAAGCACAATATGGTGGATACCAGTCTTACGCATATTTGCACCCCACCATAGAAACATTCTTTGAAGAGGGCGGCACCCAGTGTTACGTCGTTCGCGTTGTCGGCCCGTCAGCCACAGAGGGCAAACATAAGCTCCTCGATAGCTCTTCGGGCGACTCGATGCAGCTGACGGCTGTAGGACCGGGCGACTGGTCCGCAAACATGACCTTCACCGTTGAGGCAGGAACTGTCGCTAGTAGCGTCATTCTTAAGCTTCTCTACTACAACGTTCAGGTGTTCACATCGGGCAACTGCACCACAGTGGATCAGGTTATCGGCAAGATTAACGGAAGCGCAGTCGCGTCGAAGTATGTGACGGCTTCAAGTTTGGGTTCCAACCTTCCTGCCGCTCTGGCCTCTACGGCACTGACCTATTCGGATCAGCCCACTGGCGGCACTACGGCTTCCGACGATGACCGTTCAAACATCACAACTGCGATTCACACGGCAGCGTTGACCAAGTTCAACCATGCTTACGGCACGGGATGTGTGGCAAACCCAGAGTCCTCGGCAACGGCGACTTATCAGGGTCTCATCCTCCACGCCAATACTTACAACCGGATTGCCATCTTGCATCCGGCAGCCTCACAGACGGTTGCTCAGGCTGAAACATGGGGTGAGACAATTACGGCGAGTGAAACCAACACGGAACATGCCGCTGGCTACTTCCCTTGGATCAACGTCCCCACCTCAACAGCAGGCGTAACTCGCTTGATCCCACCGGATGGTTATGTGGCAGCGACACGCTCGCGGGCACACAATCAGGTTGGACCACAGCAAGCAGGTGCAGGAATCATTTCAAACGCCCGCTGGGTAGTTTCCCCAGAGCTGGAAGTTGATCAGATCTCTGGTGACGCCCTAGACGTGGCTCTAGTGAATGCACTAAGAGTGATCAATAGCTCGCTTCGAGTTTATGGAGCCCGCTCTTTGTCAGGAGACACCACAAACTTCCGCTACATCACCGGTCAGGATACGGTCAACGGTGTAGTGACAGAAGCGAATGTGGCTCTAGAGGATTTGATCTTCGCGGTAATCAACGGTCGGAACGACATCTTCACAGCGGTCGAAGGCAAGCTCATCGGAATCTTGGAGCCCCTCCGCCAAAGCGGAGCGCTGTACGAAGCTTTCGATGCAAAAGGTAAGCGAATTGACAAGGGTTACACGGTTCAGTGTGACGCAGCTATCAATCCGGTTACACAACTTGCGGATGGGCTTGTCAAAGCCAAGGTCGGCCTTCGGGTATCGAGCGTGGGCGACAAGATCGAAGTAGACATCGTCAAATCCAACCTCACAAACTCAGTGGTATAGGGAGGGCTAACTAATGGCCAAAATTTCACAGCGACAAGTACTCGGACTGATTGAACCGAAAAACGTAACTCACCCCAAGTGGGAAGGGTTTAAGTTTGCTCAGGTCTCTGGTGGTGAAATCACGGCTGCTGTCGAGAGGATCTATGAAGGCGGCGACAAGTTCCCGAAGGTTCTATGTGCGCCCTACGAGATCGGCGACATCACCCTGACCGCCCATTACGATGATGATCTGACTGAATCAGACTCCGGAGCGGGTATCGCCCTCAAAATCAATCAACTTAGAACGCTTGTGGGTAGTTCGTATTACGACATCCGCATTCAAACTTACGATTGCGATATTAACGTCAAGAATCTTGACAGGCACTACGGCAACGCTCTATTGGTGGGACTTACCGAAGCCGAAGGTGATGCATCTTCAGGCGCCCCCGCCACTTTTGCGCTCACTTTCGCAGTGCAGGGTATTGCCGGAGGCGGCACAACCCCCGACTGAGTAAGTCCTCCCCTACACGGGGGGAATAGCGTGATACTGTACGCCTTATGAGCGACGCATTATATGACGAAGCATCTGAGGCTAAAACCTCAGACTCAAAATCCACCGCCAAGAAAACCAAGGAAGACTCTGCGGGGGTTATTGGGGGTGTTTTACCGATTGAAGAGACAGTTCTTGACCGCCTGAAGGCTGTTGTCTCTGCCAAAGTAGAACGCACCGTTGTTCTATTAGAGGTTCCTGATCGTCCGGGCGTTCATTTGAGAATCAGCCCAAACATCACACAAGCCCAAATGAAGGCTTGGCGTAAAAACGCAGGCGAAGAATCAAAGAATGGTCTCGACCCGATCAAATTCGCTTGCCAAGTAGTTGGCCAAACATGCGTCGGCATCAGCATGGACGGAGAAGAGGCGTTCGATGAAGCTGGCAATGCGCTCAACTTTGCAGCGCCTGAGATTTTAGAAATGACTAGTGCCACGAGGCCAGTACCAGACGCAGTTAGAAACTTCTTTGGTACGGACCCACATGTGGAGGGGGCAGCATTGGCAGTACTTGAAGCCGCTGGCTATGGTGACACCGTTGATGTTTTAGAGGACCCTACGAACTAGCCTTCGATGCTCTTGTAGAGCAAAGTGCGATAGTTAATGCTGCGCGCCTCTCCGAAGTCTTTCATACTAGTCCTTTACAACTACTAGATTGTAGTGATGAGGAATGGCTGATTTTGATGGCCTGTGCTAAAGTTGTAGAGAACGATCGTGAGAAAATGGAGCGTGAACGGGAGCTAGAAAAAGGCTCTTAGCGCTACCTTTTGGCCCAGTTGAGTTAAGGGTGGCAAGCATATGGCCGCAGAAACCGAACTTAAGATTCAGGTTGATGTTGACGGCACCCGTAAACTCGACAAGTTAGAGCGAAAAATACGTTCACTGGAACGTACTGTTGACCGTTTAGGAACACGCTCTACTCGTGTTTTCAAAAACTACGGCTCCCAAATGGACAATACTTTGGGCAAGTCGACGGGTAAATGGAAAAAGCATTTCGACGATCTTGATTCTTTAATCAAGAAGTTTGGTACTGCCACTCTTGGTGGACTGAAGCTCGCCATGAAAGCCGCTGGAGCAGAAATGGCTTTGATGGCTATTTCGATGGTGTCACTTCATGGCCTATTTAAAATAGGTCAAGGGCTTGTTAAAACGTATACAGGCTTATTGAATGTTCTGGGCGGCGCTGCCGCTGGTGCGACTCTGGCATTAGCTGGTACCGCAGCAGCTCTTCGTGAACAGAATGCCGCCATGTTTGCCTTTAGGGGCAACGCAATGGGGGGATATGACGGTTTTGTTACTGGATTGAACAAGGTTCGCGTAGTGATGCGTGGCCTTCATCGTGATGAGGTCATGGCCGCTGCTGGAGCTGCAAATTTGGAAGCAGCCTATGCCGCAGTGTCTAGAAGATCAACTTTCACCCAAGGGTCCCAAGGCATGCTTCGCGAGTTAATGGACTTTGCTGCCGCTGGTGGGGACATGAAAAAAGGAATGTCATCAGCAGGTGAGTTGATCGCATCAATACAATCGGGCAAAGGCAATTGGCGGGAACAGGCCAAATCCATGGGGGAACCCATGAAGAAAGCTATGAAAGATTTGGGTATTACTTCCCGCCAACAACTACAGACAGCCTTGTCAGACGGATCGTTGGCCGCTGCAGGTGGCGTAGCGGGCCAGTGGGCCGCTGTTAGCGGCACTCTCATTGGTCAATTTAAGGCAGCTTTTACGGGGATCAGAGCAGATTTTGCTGACCTAGGTCAATCGCTTCTAGCACCACTTAAGGTGCGCTTACAAGAAGTTGTGAGAATATTCCGTGACGGCATGTCTAGAGTGTGGCTACCCCTTATCCAATTCGGTCAGGGTCCTTTCCTGAGTTCCATAACTGGTTTCGCAGAAAAAACTACGGACATGTTCGTCTCTCTAGTTCGTCGTGGACCAGAAGTCGAAGGCGTGTTCGGAAGAATCGCTGATCGTTGGAAAGGTTTTGTTGACGGCTGGAACAACGTCTTGGATCGGTTGCGTCCCCTCATTGACGGAGCCAAAGTTCTCGAAGGCATGTTCGGAAACATGTTCGGAGCAATAGGCACCTACATAAGAGAGTCCTTCGGCACCTTCAATGAGATGCTGCAGGAAAATGAACCCGCAGTTCGAGCATTCGGTACACGCCTAGGCGAACTATTTGCTGCGTTTGGTAATTTCCAAAACGAATTAAAAGCGCTCTTCTTTGAAGCCTTACCGTTCATAAACAGAATTTTGTCTGGTGTTAAAAGTATCGTAGATATGTTGACCAACGTTATTCGTGGGGGTCGCGGAATGCTCGGTGCCGTCGGAGACGGTGCTGGCGCTTACGGACTGTTGGCAGCTGCAATGGTGATTTTGAGCAAGCTCAAGAATTGGGCTGGCGGCTTCTTGTTTATGAAACAAACACAAACAATGAATGTAAATGCCGGTCAAGTGAATATAGCCGGAGGAGGGGCTGGCGCTACTGGAGTTACCGGAGGCGGGCAACTCAATGCGGGCCAACGAGCACAGATGGATGCCCGGGGTATGAAATCTATGAGTTTCCGCCAACGAGTGATGTCGGAGCAGCAAGCCATGAACGCTTCTGGAAAGCCGGGCACGATGTGGCAACGAGGTATCGGTTCTCGTCTGCGTGCCGCTCGACAGCCAAGCGAAGCTTTCCGTGGAAAAGTCGCTGGCAGTATGGGTGCAAGGGTTGGCCTTGGTATGGGGCTGGGGATGCTTTCACAGCATGTAGGTTCAGAGTCTCAAGGCGTAATGGCATTAGGTGGCGCGGCTGCATTTATGAGCCCTCAAATTGGTTTAGGTATCGCCGGACTTGGTTTGGCTGCCACCAGCCAAAATAAAACACATGCCGCATTGGGTGGCGCCGCAGGCGGTGCCGCTATTGGCATGTACGCAGGCCCGTGGGGTGCCTTGGGTGGTGCCATAGTCGGAGGCGCCTATGGATGGTTGACTGCCGGAGCTAGAAAAGCAGCTGCTGAGAGAGGGCTGGCCCAAGCAGCCGGTGCCGCTATCTCCGACGCGATGATAGGAGCCATAGCGTCTCAACTCGGAGTCAATTACGAAGGTATAGGCACAGCTGCCCTAACAACTTCGGCAGTTCGAAAAACTATACAGGATGGTCCAGTAGGACAGTATTCAAGCGACCTTCTGTCTGCAGTTTCCAGACAAGACCAAGGGGAGATGGCAAATGTTTTACAGCGGCTAAAGAATGATCCCGCGTTTTATGGGATGATTCCTGACAACATTCAACCGGAACACTATTCGGCTGTTGTCAGTGCTTTGGCTACCAGAATGTTCAAAGACATGCATCAAATCGACCGCATAATTATGAATACCGAAACAAACATAACCAGCTTAGGTGAATCGTTCAACATGGGCGAAGAAGCAATTCTGGCTATGGCTGGTGCCACCGACACTGAACTTTATAGCGCTACCGCCGGATGGGGCGCTTTGGCGATCTCTCTATCTGGGGCGTTGGTAAACGACACAAGAGAACTATCGGCAGCTGCGGCAGATCGCAGAGTTGCAATACAACAAGGTATGCGAGATGCCATCGAAAGAATCGACGCTCCGCACACACTTGACGAAGCATCTCAAAACATTAGAAACATTCTCAAAAAGGAAGGTCCCCTTTCTGACGACGATCAGAAAACTGTACTAACCGAATTTGGAAACGTTTTTACAGCTATGACAACGCTCACCGGATCTGAAACCGCTGGTGCACGGTCGATGCAAAACCTGTTTGGTGCCGGTGGTCAAATCTTCGGACAGGGCCAAATGCTCGAAGGAATGGAGCATGTGTTTCGTAGCATCTCAGGTATCGGGGGTGCTCTCTTCGGCAATGATCGAAGTGTCGCATTACAAAAATTTGATGCTGCTGAAGTCCTGCACAGTTCAATCCTCGGAGCTGGAGTCAAGGGTTCAAGCCTGTCGAGTATTTATCAACAGCTTGGAGACATGACGGGTATCGAGAGTTCCGGGATGCTTGAGAGAGATTTTTATCGAGACACAACCACTGGGGAATTCCTTACAAGCGGCGCCCTAATGGCCAAACTGGCGAATCTTGGCATCAATGTAGACCTACTCCAAATGACTCCACAAGAACTGATGGCTCCCCAAGACAAGTTCGAAGGTGCTGTCGGAGAATTCAGTAGTTCTGTAAGTGATCTAATTACTTCAATTGATATTTGGAGACAAACCAGCGATACTGCTACACCGCGTCGTGGCGTGGTCGCCATGCGTGGTCGCCTACAAGGAGGCTTAGGTTCAAGCAACTCTGACCATCTTTACGGTGGGGCCTTTGACATGTCCGGCAGCGGCTTAGGGTCAGTAATGACCAGCATTCGCAATAGTGGCGGCTACGCCGACATGCACGGCTCGGGAAGAACACGGCACCTACACGGCGTACCTCCCACTGCCCAATCTGGGGGCGGGGAGAGTAACAACTACACAATCAACGTTGTGGGTGGGGATAACGCATCCCCAGCGGAAATCGCGGATCAGGTGATGGATCGTATCGACCGTCGCTCGGTCGACAGTTACGAGAGGGCCTGACATGGGTAATTTTCATTATGGCGATGATTGGCCACAGCGACATGGCATTTTGTATTTTGAACCCGAAGACGAAGCGCTCACTATGAGAGCATGGGACCATTTTGATATACACATTGGTGCTTTAGAGCAAGACCAATCCTCTGAGGCGGATTGGTTGCAGGTGCCTGATTGGCTTCCCGGCTCAGGGAATATAACTTATCGACGTGTCGACTTTTACGGCATAACCTTCACCGACGCCCACACCGGCTATGGGCGGATGCTGTGGGTTAAAGATGATTCAGGACACAACGGCACAGAAGAGATGTGTGTTTTTTATTATGCCGTAAAGACTGAACGACACTTCTGGCAAGGGTCTGACACAATCAACTTCCATCAATATTCGTCGGGTGGGTACAAAGACTTTAAAGCTAAAGACTATACCCGGTTCCAGCGTTGGCGGCAATCGAGCGGACGCCCAACTGTCACCATTGTTGGCGATGGTAGCTTCAAAAGGAAAACTTGGTTCGGACCAGAAGGAACGACACGAGAAAACCCCACCCTTGGTACTTCTCACGGGAACTCTGCCAATCTTGGCACATGGGATGCACAGAGAGCAGACCCACTTCATCTCGGTAGTGGGGCATTAAATATGGCAACTAGTGCCGAGGCGACTCAAGCAAGAAGTACATTTATGGAAGCCCACGGCGATCCGTCGCGATGGCAAGGAACATTTTCAAAACAGCGCGATCTAATGGAAGGGATCGAAGGAACGGTTGTAGCATCGCACATTGGCGCGATGAACGGTGGCCCGTCGGGTATTGGGGCCAATATTGACATGTTCGTTCATAATGCGTTAATAGAAGCAGGTTACAACCAGTCCCAAATCACATGGTTTCGCAACGGGGGTGTGACTAATCCTCTCACCGATGGGGAAGAACATTTCTCAATCTCCCGGGTAAATACCCCAACCCCTGCGGCGGGCAATCAGTCAGGAAATAATAAAACTGCTGTAAAAACAACACCGCCTACGCCAGCCGTGTCAAAACTTATTGTTCGCGCCCCAATTGGTTACACCAAACCAGCCGACAAAGTAGGCGAAAAACCCTATATTCAACAAGTTGGTACATTTTCAGACGACCCACATACATACCATTTTAGAAATATTCCAAACACTGTTAGTTATCAAGGCTTAGGTTCTCGCTGGGTTGAAATACCCCGTAAGGGAGATTTTCCAATAGTTGAGTGGTCAGATTGGGCGTTGATGAAGGTTTCATTCGATTTTCTGGTTGCTCATACCACGTTGGACGGTAACGAGGGTCAGGGTGATGGTCTTTACAAAGACATATCGTGGGATTTGGATCAGCTTCGTCAGATGGCACAACGACCGCTACCTGTTTCGATTTTTGGAATGGATCAATTATTTGCGATTCAAATGAAACGAGCTCAAACGACGGGTCGAGCTATGCAATTTGTTATAGCCAATTTCACCGTTAAGTCTGCTCGTAGGGTGGTTGGTGAAGGCGACAAAGAAATCGCTGCCGCTCAATGTTCTATGACTTTGCAAGAAATCCCTATCGAAAAAATGAGAGTTGTAGAAATGTCTATGCCTCCCATGTCAGGCCCACAGGTTCCGGGAGAGCCTGAACCAGAACCGTCGTCTAGTCCACAACTGCCAAGCACTCTCCCCGGTGTGGAGATGGCCCCTAAGGATCAAAATCTGATGAATGGACCAGTTAGGTAGCGATGCCGGTAACGTCAGATGGCAGCGCACCAGCTCACGCAGGACCCCGAGAGGGCTGCGATTTAGCTTGGGATGATATTTACATGGCTGATGCCATGTCGGGCATCAACGAAGCTGTTTTGTCTATCCAAACCGAGTACAGCATGGACATGGTGAGTCAGGTCACGGTTACGGTCCACGATCCAAAGTTCATATTAGCTCGCAACAACTATTTTGCTATAGCTAGAACTGTTTGGTACAGGAGTTGGACACTAACTGATTTGGTTTTACACCAAACTGCGACCATAGACGGTACCCGGGTTTGGCAGAGAATGGAAATTTCTAGCGCAACAATGGGTCAAGGACCAGCAACTGGAGCAGTTTGGACTTTGCAGCTTCGTCCTAAAGGAATTCAGGAATTAAAGAGAAACAAAACAGAGGGTGCGATTAGTGGTATTGGATCAACTTTTATAAAGAACGCAGCCATTTGGGCTGGTTTGAACTCCATAGTTGAACCCACAACCGAGGCCGAAGCGGAATGGCAGGCCGAAGGAGAAGACGGTCAAAAAGAATCAGTTTGGGATGTGATGGTAAAGGTGGCGGGCGGCTCTGCGACCGACGCTGAACCATACAAGTTTATGCTTTTCGAGGCCGATAATATCTTATGGTTCGGCACACAGAGATGGATTCTAGGTCAGTGGGGCATCAACTACGATAAAAATGTTCGTCACAACACGATCACACCCAGAAATAACCGCGTCGGAATGAATTCCATTTACATAGGGTGGCCTCCAGCTATTACTCACTCTGATGAGAGTTTCGATACGTTCCGTCTATTAGCTATGCCAACTGCAACCCGTTCCGACAACAACCCCTTAGAGGTGACCGGATCGTTACAGTTGGATCGTTTCAATGCTAGGGCTTTGAGACCGGGAATGACAATACAATTAGATTTGGACAGAGATGAATTTGGAACCATGTATTTTAATGGCTACTACTTAATTAGTACTGTTTCGTTCGAACATTACGGAACCGGTCCCGTTACTGTTGGGTTCAGGTCTCCTGAACGTATTGCTAAGGATATACCTCAAATCAGTATTGGTGATCGCGGCGATCCGCGAAGGAATACAAGCAGACGAAAATTTGTTGTGTCGGGATAAATGATGTCTGATACTGGTCTACCTTTTACTGATCCACGCAGATTTCGTTCTGCGACAGGTGGCTCAACCGGAGCGGTCGAACCGGGCGCCATCTATGAGGCAAAAGTACTGCACGTCGTGCCATCAACAGCCAATCTTGGCAAAAGGAAAATAGGACAAATATCAATCAAGATCTTAAGCTTGGGAGTCAATCTTCGTTCAGTCAGTGTTACCAACCAGTCCCCAATTGATCCTTTAACGGTTGATGATCGAGTTTTAGTCGCATTCTTGGATATGAAATTGAAGAGATGCGTTTGCTTTGGACGTTTGGACGGTCAGGCAGATGTCTTTATTCCTTTTGCTGATACGGATGGGAAAGGGAGCACGCGACCAGTATTCGAAGGCACGATCACTGGTGAGAAGATTGCTCTTACGGGCTCGGGGACTGCTGCCCTAAATGTCACTAACGGCATTACTGCAAGTACCGGACAGTTCACTTCCATCAACGCCAACTCACATAGTCATTCATCTGATAGGCGAATGAAAACCCGTATTAAGCCACTCACGAATGGGTTAGAGCGGATTAAGCGTCTAGTAGGTGTGAGGTATAAGAAACGAACTGCTGTTGGGACTACTGAAGAGTTTCAGACGATGGATGGTTACCAATATGGGATTATCGCTCAGGACTCTGCCGCTGTTATCCCTTCTGCCGTGCTGTATGACCCTGACAAAGACGTTGAGAACGCTCACGGATGGTCTGACGCTTACGGGGTTGACTATGGAACAATAGTTCCTGTGCTGATAGAAGCAGTTAAAGAACTCGCCCAAAAGGTAGAGGAACTAGAGAACGGCCAGAATCCCAGTTCTGGGGTGGGGTAAACTATGAATACTGTGGAGGTTGACTGACATGATGAAATTCCCCATCTCTTTTACGGAGACCAGTGGTGGTTTTCAGGAGCTGCACTCCAATCAGGACGACTACTATAAGCAGATATTGGCTGTGACCGCTCGGACGGAACCGGGAACACACCCATTAACACCAGATTTTGGGGTTCAAGATCCTACGTTCAAAACAATTGACCGTGGACAGTTCTTGTTTCACGCAGGACGCTATGTGCCCGAAATAACGATTATATCTATAGAAACTTCGATAGATGAAGGTAACGGAGAAAACATAGTGACCGTCAATTTCTCACGTCGAGGTAACTGATATGCCAGCAAATTGGAGTGAATATGTAGATATGATTCCCGAAGATGTTACTCCGGGTGACATCTATATCGGATCTGTTGAGTTGGCTCGACTGACGTTGCCAGAATTCAAGGTTCGCCAAGGCACCCCAGAAGACGCACTTCTGCAAGCTGCCGCCCATATGAACCACTTAACAATTTCTCACATCAATAGGCTCCCTCCGCGCATCATGGAGGGCGTGGGAAGATTGTTAGGTGTACAAAAACGCGAAGGCATTCGAGCCTCGGTAGAGGTGACTATTACCTTAAACCAAGACGTTGGTATCGACCTTCCGATCGGAAGCCAGTTCTATTACCAGCGGATTTCTGGTGGAGAAACTTTTCAGTACAGCTATGAAACTACTGAAGAGATTGCGATAGCGGACTGGTCTGGCACACCAGCATCAATAACGGTTATTTTAACTAGTAGCGAAGTTGCGATTCATCCGGTTGTGACAACCGGTACGGAATTCTTTTCTCAAAGCGTAATCTTTCAAATCGACACGATTTATGCTCAACAATCTGGAACCGCACAAGCTGGGACGAGCACGTCAATCACGTTAGCGGCCACAGCATCAGCTACTGATGATTATTACAACAACAAGAAAATAACGATTATCAGCGGTACCGGAAACAGTGCTACCGAAGTGACAATTACTGATTATGTAGGTTCTACAAAAGTTGCGACAGTTGCATCGTGGCCCTCTGGTACTCCGGACGCTACATCTGTCTATAGAATTGCCTCGTCTTTCCTTAACGGAACTGGCCCAGAACGCTCATTCATGTATTTGAGTCGTGTCCGATCTCATATGCAAAGCTTGGCTTCGGCCATGACAAAAGCCGCGCATGCTCAACAATCTATTATTAGTAACAAAAGTTTTGTTAAATTCGTGAAAGCGTATGATTTAACAAATTCGGGTGGAGCATATCCGCGTTTAGCTGCTGCAGCTAATGATTTGGGATATATCACTCTTTTTACTTATGGCAATAATCGCCAACTAACCACAACCGAGAAACAAGAGATTGCTACCTACGTCGCTGATCGTTCAGTGGCCGGATTGACGATTGGCTGTTTGGATGCGGATATCTTTGATCTTGAGGTTACAGCAACAGTGAAATACAATTCGGTTTACAATAGTGCTGCACTTTTAACAGATATTAAAAATAAAGTATTGAACTATCTCTCTCCACTGGGATATACCGGTATTCGAGCTGGAGTTGTTGAAGGCGAAGGAATTACAGCCGGAGCTATTCTTTCTCAAATCCAAAGCGTCAATGGTGTGCTCTACATTGATGACGTGACCTTGACCGTTGCTTCGGGCAACAGTTCGAGCGGAACAGCACACAGTGCTCTCTATCAAATAACTGGCGACAACGTAGAATATCTCGCTAAAGGAATGCTGCCCCAGCTTACGGAAAGTAACCTAACGATTACATTAACAGCTGTCACGGTAGCGTAATGGCTGCGACGACAGTAAACCTGCTAGGGCTCAACGAAGCTTTCTCGTCGAAGGACGCACTCGGGGATTTCCAGAATCCAAATGAGTATATTTCTGCATGGTCAGTAACGTCCGGAAATGGGACGTATACAATCACAGATCTCGAAACGTATACTTTAACCCCGAGCTACTATGCAATGAATGTTGGTCCGACAAATGTGGACCCTATAGTTATCGAGTTAGAGAATCAATCGGTTACATCAGCTCAGGCAAAGAATTGCAATCTCGCGTTTTCTGGAAATATTCTTTCGGACTATGACGCAATGATAAAAGTTGAGATTTCTCAGCAGACCGAATCATTCGGAAATGTTGTAATTCCAAATCCAGACACCACGACTGGAAATATTTACACAATCCTCGTGGATGGTTATCCAATTCTGAGTTCTTTTAACTCGACAGTTAACCTCCCGGGCCAGTGGACAGCGTTTCGTAGCAACTATTACCCAATTGTTGAAAATCAGTCAGCTGCCAGCAACAGCACTTTCAATATGAAAATCCGGCTTACTGTTAGCGGGCATGAAGGACAGCCATTTCAAATTACTACCTGTGCGCTTATTGATGACACGGCGTTTCATCTAAATAACTATGTTCAAACAGGTAAATCTTTTATACCAACATTCTATTGGGACATGGACGTAGCGCAAACTAATCCAACATACCCCTACTATAAGTTGCTTGACATTATGACCTCTAAGGGCAATGAGGGTTTGAGTAGGTATAAGCAATGGTTTGATTATGAATTATCAGAGCTCCATCCACGCCAAACAGGTACAGAAGAATGGACTCGAAGTACTTTAGTTGATCCTGAATATGTGGGTTCCGGTCTTACGGCAACCAAAAAAACTGAGACTGAAGCTTGGTTGGCGCAATTCATTGGCGCCACGTTAAAACGTAATGTGTGGGCGACAGGCACCAATACGAATGCTGCCGGTGGATCACCTAACGGCAATTTTGAATCATGGATATCCGATGAAGGCGCTTACATTTCTTGGCAGTTTGAAAATGGATATTACGGAATGCACGGGGGTACGAGAGACGCCGTGTTGAAGTCTGTACAGCAAGTGTTGAGTGGCGACAAAGAGGTTGCGTTATACCCGAATTCAATACTTGATTCTGGGACGGCTCAGGCGGGGAGTGCTACAACAATCACGTTAGCTGCTACTGCCTCCGCTAAGGACGACTATTACAACGGTTCGCAAATCACGCTAACTGGAGGAACCGGGCAGAATGCTGCAACTGTAGATATTACAAATTATGTGGGTAGTACGAAGGTGGCAACGGTTGCCGCTTGGGCGGCAGGAACTCCTGACGCTACTTCAACATACAAGATCACGAGTCACTGGCACATTTTGTTACAAACGGTACTTAGTGAAACTCCAGACTCGACAACAGTCGGAGATTCTTCTGCGCCTGTAATGGATGCGGTAGAATTGGCAAGACCCATGGGGTATTTTTATACGCATGCAGTTGTGGCTGCCCTATATCTAACATTAGATAATATGGGTATTGGACGACTTAGTGTCAATAAGCTTGGATAGCGGAGGTACAGGACATGGCTAATGGTTTTAAGGTATTTGCCCAAAACGAGGTTTTAACCGCTGCCGACGTAAATGATCTGTTGATGGAACAATCGATTTGCGTATTTGCTAGTGCATCAGCAAGAGATAATAACTCTGCCGGGTTTGGTCAAATGGCCAGTACGCAACACGACGGATTGTGTGCGTACATAGAAGATGTCGATGAGTTTCAGGTTCGAATCAATGGAACTTGGCAGCGCATGGGAACAAAAGCTGAAGTGGACGCCGCCTCAGCCGAAGTCGCATTACTCAATCTTTATATGGAAGTTCTTTAGTCTTGGGTTGACTCGATGACCATTATCTCCGAGATAAAGAATTTATATTCAAAACAAACTCGGATTGACATCATCGAGTTTCTGGACAACCATGTGTATCAAACGCCCGTAAATACTGGTGACGATGGATGTCGTAGACACGCTTGGTCCGGTTTACCTTTTTTCGAAGAAGAACATCGTCGTTTAACAAGTTTAGCTTCTAAAGTTTTTGAAGAAGAAGTTGTGCCTACTTATACCTGTTTGTCGAGCTACCTCACAGATGTCGGCACTCTGGGAATGCATCTAGATAATGAGCGGTGTCGTTACACGATTAGTTACATGATCCGCTGCGATGGTATCCCTTCTTGGCCTATCTATATTGGCAAAAACGAGTTTTCAGAGAATGAAAGGCCGACAACTCAAACTGGACGATTTCCCCAAGGAGCAAAGGCCATACAAAAGATTATGGACTCTATGGAATGGGCAAAAATAGATCATTCTCCGAATTCTGCAGCTTTTTTTTCCGGTACTCATAGGTGGCATTATCGAGACAAAATCCCTGCAGGTGCAGCGGATGCAGTCATGTTTCACTACAATCCTTTACATCCTGATAGGCCCCGGCCCGAAACGGGGAAACCCCCGCTGGTATAATGAACAAGGACCACTAACTGCAAACCTAGGAGGGTTTTTTATGAGTATGTCCTTTATTAAAGATGCAATTGAGCGTGCCGTCCGCACATTCGTTCAGGCTTATCTGGGCGTTTGGATGGCGACTGGTGCTGACTTTGACGGGTTCACCGACACTGCAAATCTGAAGGCGGGCGCTGTAGCAGTTGCCCTTTCAGTTGCTATGGCGATGGGCTTGAAGAACGTTGGTTCTAACAAAGAATCAGCTTCAGTCAGTTAAAGGTGGTGTGATTGCCCGGTACGCAAGCACTCATAACCTACAATGAATAAGTGTAGGAGGAGCGCTCGATGATCGCTGGCATTTACAACATAACGTGCGAACAGGGCGTCGACTTCTCAAGGTCGTGCATCCTGAAGTACCCAGATTCAAGCGATCCCACGGGTTCGACGTACCTGTTATATGACTTTACGGGTTATACCGCCAGAATGCAGGTACGTCGGACTCTGGAATCAGCTACTCCTGAGATCGAATTGACTACCGCTAACGGTGGCATTGTTCTTGGTGGAACGGCTGGGACATTCGAAATTGTCATGACAAGCACGCAGACAGCCGCGCTTGATTCTGACGGTGTTTACGACTTAGAAATCGTTTCAGGTGGTGGCGTAGTTTCTCGTGTTATTCAAGGCACCTTCACTCTTGATTTGGAGGTGACCCACTAATGACAGTTCCTAATCAGGTCATTTGTTATGAGGATTCACGCAACACGATTAGTATTGAGCCAGAGGCTCCAACAGTAATAGCGGTTCAGCTTTTGGGTACGGAAACAGTCTTCGCAAGACGCCATGTCCACACCCAAGCATCACCATCAACTTCGTGGGTCATTACCCATGCGTTGAAGGGTAAACCGCAAGTAACCGTAGTAGACACTGCGGACACAACTGTTGTAGGTGATGTATTATATAACAGCGACACTCAAATAACGGTGTCATTCTCGGCAGCTTTCGCTGGGAATGCATATCTCACTTGATAGGTAGGTAGGGGATGGCGACTAAATTCGTTACAAATCTTGACTTAAATCAGAATCAACTTCTGAATGGTCGGTTCGAATCACTGGCTTCTGACCCGGCCTCTGGGAACTTTGAGGGTCGCCTGATATACAACAGCACCGAGAAGGTGCTCAAGGTCTACGACGGTTCTGCGTGGCGCAAAGCGTTGCACGCTATTACTTCTACTACTAATGCGCTGGTTGTCAGCGAATCCAACGGTACTGTTTCCTTTTCTATTGCCGATGTTGTCAATGGCGGAGATTCCGGTCTTCTGAGTGGTGCAGACAAAACAAAGCTTGACAACGCCACAAGTACCAACACCAACTCCACTCTCGTCCTGCGCGACGGCAGCGGTCGTATACAGGTTTCGACCCCGTCTGCTGATCTCGACGCTGCCAACAAGGCTTACGTTGACGCTGCTCGCACCGGGCTTGATGTTAAAGCATCTGTCCGGGCTGCCTCGACTGCTGCCCTTACTTTGGCCAGTGGTGTCGAAAACGGAGACACCCTTGATGGTGTGACGCTGGCTACTGGCGACAGGATCTTAGTCAAGAACCAGAGCTCTGGCGCTGAGAACGGCATCTACATCGTCGCCGCTTCCGGTGCACCAAGCAGAGCCACTGACGCTGACGCCAACTCGGAGATGACTCCGGGAATGTTCACCTTCGTCGAAGAAGGTACGACGAACGCTGACTCTGGTTGGGTAATGACTAATGACGGTGCAATCACCGTCGGCACCACTGCCCTCACCTTCGCCCTCTTCTCGGTCGCTGGCACAATCTTTGCCGGTGACGGCCTTAGCAAGAGCGGCGACGTACTCAACGTCAATGTCAAGAGCGATGGCGCGGTCATCATTACCAGCGACGAGCTGGAAGTTGAACTCGATCCCGGCGTAGCTGGTTTGGCCACGACGGCCAGTGGTCTTGCCATCAAGAGCGACATTGCCGGTACTGGTATTACTTACACCGCTGGTGTCCTTACTTCCGATGCTGCCGATTTGGCTGCCGGTGCCGTTGACGGCGGAGTTACGGGAACCCTTCCCATCGCCCAAGGTGGCACCAACGCAACCACCGAAGCCACTGCCCGCGACAATCTCGCTGCCACCTCGGCTTCAGGTCTCACAGTTTCAACCCCGACAACTGCTCGTGTCGCGACTCAGACAATCGGGGATGGAAGCGCTACCAGCTTTGCCTTAGTCCACAATTTCGGTACTCGGGCAGTGATAGTTCAGGTATATACCGCTTCTACCTATGACACGGTTATCGCTGATGTTGTGCGAACTAGCACAAGCACGGTCACTGTTGATTTCTCTACGGCTCCAGCAAGTGGTGCTTATGTAGTTGTGATTACCGGTTAAGACGGTTTTCGCCCATAGCGCCCTGAGGGGTGCACTATAGGAAGGTACGGTTGAGGCCGTGGCTCAGAAGTTCAAAACTGGTATATCTGTCGACGAATTAGCATCAGTATCCTCACAGGCTGTTGGTGTACGAGTTGACGGGGATTCTGAGCCACGAGTCAAGATTGATGCCGGGGGCAAAATCACTTGGAGTTCCGGTGACGCTACTGGCGATGTCAACCTGTATCGCTCCGCTGCCAACACCCTGAAGACGGATGATGCCCTTGACGCCAGTACGGCTGGTGTCGTCAATCTTGTTACCAACGAGGAACCTACGGCAACTGCAGCCGATGGAACCATTGCGATTGACACCACAAACAACAAATTCTATTTCAGATCGAATTCCGAGTGGCAAGAAATTGCCTTAGACACTCTGTCTGCAACAGCCGCAGACGGTGGCTCCTCAGCCTCTTGGGTTCGATTTCATATCAATGCGGATGGTCAAGACTCCACCGTGAATGTCGAATAGGGAGTAACCATGGCAGCAATTATTCAATTTCGTAGAGATGCCGCAGCTAACTGGACTTCCAATAACCCGACACTGGCGATCGGTGAGATCGGATACGAAACCGATAACGAGCGTTACAAGATCGGCGATGGGTCAACTGCATGGACTTCTCTTGGCTACGGCGGTTTGGGAGACATCCCTCAATACCTGATCGACGCCAAGGGTGATCTTATTGTCGGTACAGCGGACAACACAGTTGCTCGGCTTGCCGTTGGAAGCAATGGGCAGATGCTCGTTGCCGACAGTACCGCCGCTGGTGGTCTTTCTTGGGCAGCTAACGACACCATCGTAAATTGGCATGAAGCGGTCGATATGGCAACTGCTGCCGTTCTGCCCAATACCCCCACCTATAGCAATGGAAGTTCTGGCGTTGGGGCAACTCTTACTGCTGGAGCAAATGCACGACTTGTTGTGGACGGAACGAACGCAACTGCGGGAGATCGTATTCTTGTTCAAGATCAGGCAAGCGCATTACAAAATGGTCTTTATGATGTAACTACACAAGGTGTAGATGGATCAGCTGCATGGGTGTTGACCCGTGCTGATGATTTTGATGGAACACCAACTGGACAAATTAAACAAGGTGAGTCTGTCTACGCTCTTGGCGGTACAGCCAACGGTGGTCAGGGTTTCGTTGTTACTTCAACCAGTGATCCACATACCGTTGGAACACATGACGTTGTCTGGACCCAGTTCACTGGTACACAAGCTTTCACCGCTGGCACATACCTGACAATTACCGGCAACACCATCGATCACGATAGTTCTGGTGTGTCTGCTGGCTCCTACGGTAGTGCCACCCAAGTTACGACTCTAACTACTGATGCTCAAGGTCATTTAACTGCTGTATCGAATACAACTATTGCCATTCCTTCTACGGCAGTTACAGATTTCACCGAAGCGACACAGGACGTTGTTGCAGGACAGTTGGTTACGAACGGTACTCATTCTGGTATCGCAGCGACCTATGACGATGCTGGCGATGGGGCGATTGACCTTAACGTCGATGATTTCACAATCACTTTGGCTGGCGACCTGAGCGGTAACACAACTATTACGAATCTTGCCGACGCAACGCTAACTGCAACCATCGTTGCGGATGCGACAGAGTTGGGGACCGACACCACGGGCAACTACGTTGCCACAGTCGCTGGGACTGCCAACGAGGTTGAGGTTTCCGGGTCCGGTTCAGAAACGGCTGCCGTAACTGTCGGATTGCCTAGCGACGTAACTGTCACAACCTCTCTTACAACTCCTCTGATCAATGTCTCCGGTGCATCCATCGTCCTTGAAGGCGCCACTCCTGATGACTTTGAAACCACTCTGACGGTTACAGATCCGACAGCAGACCGCACCATCACATTCCCGAATGTTGATGGAACTGTGGTTACGACTGGAAACCTAAGTGCATCCACAGAGCACATCGAAGACACTGTTGCTGCCCAGTTGGTTACCAACGGCTCCCATTCCGGAATCGCCGCTACTTATGATGACGCTGGCGACGGTGCAATTGATCTGAACGTGGATGACTTCACGATCACCTTGGCTGGTGATCTGAGTGGTAACACAACCATTACCAACCTTGCTGACGCTACGTTAACTGCAACCATCGTTGCGGACGCGACAGCGTTGGGAACCGACACTACGGGCGACTATGTCGCCAGCCTTGTAGCTGGCACGGGTGTCACTCTCACCAACAACAGCGGAGAAACTTCAACCCCAACTGTTGCCATCGGGCAAGTCGTAGGTACGACAGACACGCCCACTTTTGGCGCAGTCACAATTTCTAATACCGTCGCCAACGCGACACATGCTGCAACTAAGGCTTACGTCGACAACGCCATCGCGGGTCTCGACTGGCACGAGGCCGTCAACCTCGGTACTGCCGCAGCTTTGCCGAACACTCCGACTTACGACAACGGCACCGCAGGGGTTGGGGCAACTCTGACTTCTGCTACTCAGGTTCGACTTGTTGTCGACGGTGCAAACACAACTACCGGAAATCGAGTTCTCGTTCAGGATCAGGCAACCGCTGCCCACAACGGTATTTATGATGTAACCGCTCAGGGTGCGTCAGGTTCTGCCGCATGGGTGCTTACGAGGGCCACCGACTTTGATGGCGCACCAACCGGAGAGATCAAAGCGGGCGAAGCCGTTTACGTTCTGGCAGGGTCTGCCAACGGCGGTCAAGGATTTGTAGTCACTTCAACCAGTGATCCGCATACAGTCGGAACACACGACGTTGATTTCACACAGTTCACTGGAACTCAGGCGTTCGTCGCCGGTACCGGTGTCAGTATCACGGGTAACACAATCAATGTTGGAACAGCCGGTGCTGCCCGCATCGTGGTAAATGCCGATGACATTGATCTTGCGACTACGGCTGTTACGGCAGCCGCTTACGGCAGTGCCACGGCAGTTCCCGGTTACACCGTCGATGCTTACGGTCGTTTGACTGCTGCTGCAAATACAACTATTGCTATTCCTTCTACGGCAGTTACAGACTTTACTGAAGCAGTACAAGATGTTTCTGGCGCTCAATTAGCTACAAATGGATCTCATACGGGCATTACAGCTACTTATGACGATGCAGGCGATGGGGCCGTAGATCTTGCTCTTGTGACTGAGAACGTTCAAGATATCTCTGGCGCTCAGCTGGCTACCAATGGATCACACACCGGCATTACTGCAACTTATGACGACGCTGGCGACGGAGCTATTGATCTAGCCCTTGTAACTGAAAATGTTGAAGACATTACGGGCGCCCAGTTGGCAACTAATGGTTCCCACACGGGAATTACCGCTACTTACGACGACGGCGGTGACGGAGCTATTGATCTAGCTCTCGTTACGGAGAACGTTCAAGACATTGTGGCGGGTCAGCTGGTAACCAACGGCTCTCATTCAGGGATTGCAGCGACCTATGATGACGCTGGCGACGGTGCAATTGATCTGAACGTGGATGACTTCACGATCACTCTTGCTGGCGACTTGAGCGGTAGCGCGACTATTACCGACCTCGCTGACGCCACATTGACTGCAACCATTGTCGCTGACGCAACAGAGTTGGGAACCGACACCACGGGCGACTACGTTGCCAGTCTCGTAGCGGGCACTGGTGTCACTCTCGCCAACAACAGTGGGGAAACTGCGACCCCGACCGTTGCCATTGGACAAGCCGTAGGTGCATCAGATACTCCCACTTTCGGGTCGGTCACAATCTCTAGTTCCGTTGCCAACGCGACACATGCTGCAACTAAGGCTTACGTCGACAACGCCATCGCGGGTCTCGACTGGCACGAGGCCGTCAACCTCGGTACTGCCGCAGCTTTGCCGAACACTCCGACTTACGACAACGGCACCGCAGGGGTTGGGGCAACTCTGACTTCTGCTACTCAGGTTCGACTTGTTGTCGACGGTGCAAACACAACTACCGGAAATCGAGTTCTCGTTCAGGATCAGGCAACCGCTGCCCACAACGGTATTTATGATGTAACCGCTCAGGGTGCGTCAGGTTCTGCCGCATGGGTGCTTACGAGGGCCACCGACTTTGATGGCGCACCAACCGGAGAGATCAAAGCGGGCGAAGCCGTTTACGTTCTGGCAGGGTCTGCCAACGGCGGTCAAGGATTTGTAGTCACTTCAACCAGTGACCCGCACACTGTTGGAACAGACGCAATCACTTGGACACAGTTCACCGGCACACAGGCATTAACCGCCGGTACTGCTCTATCGATTAGCGGCAACACCATCAATCACGATGCCTCCGGAGCTTCAGCAGCTTCTTACGGAAGCGCTACGCAGGTTCCGAACTACACCGTTGACGCACAGGGACACTTAACCGCTGCTGCAAATACAACGATTGCCATCCCCTCAACCGCAGTCACGGACTTCACTGAAGCAACTCAGGATGTATCCGGTGCCCAATTGGCCACCAATGGCTCTCACACCGGCATAGCGGCCACCTACGACGATGCTGGCGATGGTGCCATAGATCTGACCCTTACAGCTTCTGGCGCCTCTGCGGCTTCCTACGGGAGTGCAACTCAGGTGCCCAGCTACACGGTCGATACTTATGGTCGACTGACGGCAGCGTCAAATACGACAATTGCAATTCCCTCTACGGCTGTCACTGATTTCACAGAAGCAGTACAAGACGTATCCGGTGCCCAACTTGTTACCAACGGTTCGCACACTCATCTAACCGCCGCCTACGACGATGCAGGTGATGGCGCAATCGATATTGCGCTAAACGTCACGGCTGTTACCGCAGCGGCCTATGGCAGCGCCACCCAAGTTCCCGGCTACACGGTTGACGCCTACGGACGTTTGACCGCTGCAGCGAATACGACGATCGCTATTCCCTCGACTGCGGTCACGGACTTCACTGAAGCAACACAGGATGTATCCGGTGCCCAATTGGCCACCAATGGATCGCATACCGGCATTACTGCTACCTACGACGATGCCGGTGACGGTGCGGTCGATCTAGCCCTGATTACAGAGAATGTTCAAGACATCACTGGTGCCCAGTTGGCTACCAACGGTTCCCATACGGGCATCACCGCAACTTATGACGATGCTGGCGATGGGGCGGTTGACCTTGCCTTAATAACTGAAAACGTTCAGGATATTGTTGGAGGACAGTTAGTCACTAACGGTACTCATACTGGTATCGCTGCAACTTACGATGACGCTGGTGATGGAGCCATCGACCTCAACGTTGATGATTTCACAATCACCTTGGGCGGTGACCTCACAGGTAACGTCACGATTACTGATTTGGCTAGCGCAACTCTTACCGCAACGGTTGCTGCCGATTCTGTCGCCTTGGGCACGGATTCGACGGGTAACTACGTTGCTACGGTGGCAGGAACCGCAAATGAGGTAGATGTAAGCGGCTCAGGTTCAGAAACTGCAGCAGTAACAATTGGTTTGCCTGCTGCCGTTACTGTCACAACTTCTCTGACGACTCCTTTGGTCAATGTTTCTGGTGCGTCCATTGTTATGGAGGGCGCAACGGCGGATGACTTTGAGACCACGCTTACGGTTACTGATCCCACGGCGGATCGCACAATCACCTTCTTGGATGAAACCGGCACCGTCTTTACGACGGCAAGTGTTCAGGCTCTAGCAAACGGTGTCACCGGTACAACGCAGTCACAGAGTGATGCCTCTACGAAACTAGCCACTACGGCTTATGTCGATACCGGCCTTGGTGCTTTGAGTAGTGATTCAATCACTGACGCTGATGGCGATACGAAGATTCAGGTTGAGGAATCAGCCAACGAAAACATCATTCGCTTCGATACCGCTGGCACGGAGAGGATGACCATTGCCGCAGATGGCACAGTGACAATCACTGGTGATCTGACAGTCAATGGAACAGAAACAACGATTAGTTCTACAACGATCACCGTTGACGATAAGAACATCGAAATTGGTTCAGTTGACACACCTACCGACATCACTGCTGACGGCGGTGGTTTAACCCTGAAGGGCGCTACCGATAAGACTTGGAACTGGGTCAACTCCACCGATGCGTGGACTTCCTCAGAGCATGTCGATCTTGCTTCCGGTAAAGCCTTTCATGTTGCAGGTGTTTCTGTTCTAAACGCTACGACTCTTGGTTCAAATGTTGTTGCCTCGTCGTTGACGAGTGTTGGAACGATTGCCTCTCTGGCAGCCACCGATCTGACAGTTTCAGGCATTGCCACGTTTAGCGGAACAATCGCTGGTGCCAGCCCACTTGTCTTTGAAGGTGCTACTGCCGACGATTATGAGACAACTTTTGCCATCACTGATCCCACGGCGGATCGGACGATTACGTTCCAAGATGCAACTGGCACTGTCGCCTTTTTGGCTTCTCCAACTTTCACTGGTACACCGGTTGCTCCTACTGCGGCAGCAGATACGAATACCACACAAATAGCGACTACGGCATTTGTGATGACAGAGATTGGCGACTATTTAACAACCAGCACAGCAAGCAGTACTTATGCTCCGATTGCTTCACCAACTTTAACTGGTACTCCTGCTGCTCCTACTGCTGCTGCTGATACGAATACAACCCAGATTGCCACCACGGCCTTTGTAATGACGGAGATTGGTGATTATCTAACAACTAGTACGGCAGCAAGCACTTACGCTCCGTTGGCTTCTCCGACTTTGACTGGTGTCCCTGCTGCTCCAACTGCTGCGGCAGATACAAACACTACCCAGATTGCCACTACGGCCTACGTTCAGACAGAGTTAGGCGCTCTTAGCAGCGACTCCATTTCTGACGCTGATGGCGATACGAAGATTCAGGTTGAGGAATCAGCCAACGAAAACATCATTCGCTTCGATACCGCTGGCACGGAGAGGATGACCATTGCCGCAGATGGCACAGTGACAATCACTGGTGATCTGACAGTTTCGGGCGGTCTGGTTGCCCCTCTCCAGATCAACGCCCAGACGGGTACGACCTACACGTTCGTGCTGGGTGATGCGGGGAAGTTGGTTACCTCGTCCAATGCGTCAGCCCAGACGTTGACGGTTCCTCCGAATTCGTCTGTTGCCTATACGGTGGGCACACAAATATTGGTTACTCAGGTGGGTACCGGAAGATTGACCCTTGCGGAGGGTTCAGGCGTGACAATCAATTCTGGCGACAGCATGAAATCTCTTTCGGATCAGTACTGTCTCGCCTCCCTTATCAAAACTGCCACTGATACTTGGTTGCTTATGGGCAACCTTCAGGCTTAGCCCGTGACCCGCCAAACTAGCACGGAGGGCTATAGGCACCTACAGTCCCAGTCTCCTTCCGGGGTGAGCAGCGTTACGTTCACTTCTGCGGGTTCAGACGAGGCTTGGTCAAATTTCAAGAATTTGATCCTCGTGGGAAAATACGCCCAAACCTCTACAAGTACTGCCGTTCCTTCATACTTGCAATTGAATGGATCTACAACAAATCACGACGAAGTGTGGCATATCCGCAGAGGTGCTACGAGTGATTCAAAGTACGGGTATTATAGCGAAGCCCGCACGGCCCCACTGGGTGCGTACTTGGCTTACATACCGGGAAATGTGGGGTCTTGGGCGAACGAATTTGCATTCGTACATTTGAACATTGGAGATATTAACAATACGAACGCATACAAGCGGGCGTCACATGAAGCCGGATTTTCGTCTACAACTGCAGCCACCTCGTATTACGTTTGGCACAGTCTAGGTTCTGTAATGGTTAGAGACACTTCTGCACTTACCGAATTCACAATAAGTTTTAGTGGTTATAATTTTACGGCTGGGTCGTACTTTGATTTGACGGGAGGCTGGTGACATGGTTGGAATCTCCAGCACACATGCTGTCGCCGCACAGGAAAAACCAAACCCCTATCTTTCTTATTATTACAATATTTCCAATTACACAACCCAAGGGATCGGTATCGGAGTAAGCAACACAGAGACATTTAGAAATCATAGACATATATCAATTCATATAACTGGTGGTGTAGATAACGCTGGCACTGGTGCTTCTACTTCTACCGGAAACTATTATGCGAACATTGCAATGATTGTCAATGGTGACTCCACTAGCAACGGTCACGGGGGAACGTCAAACAGTTCATGGGGTACTGCTTCTACGCAGAATGCCCATATGTCAATGCACAGCAGTGCGACTCTTTATATTCTTCCTGCGGCATGGTATAACTCTTCTGACGGCAAGGACCGAACCAGCACCGTAATAGAATTCTGCAACACAAGTGAAAACGGCACATCTAAACAGTGGTTCGTAAAGGGCACTGCAAGCCAATCAGATTACTATGGCGGCTACGCCGCCCCCAGCAGTACTTCCGCCGGTTGGTTCAAGGGAGCATCCTTTGGAAACATAACGAGCATATCCTTCTATCCGTACACGTTCAACACTTATGCCTATTGGAATAAAGATACCCAATTTGTTATTTATGGGTGGGAGTGATGAAAAGCCGAGGATGGAAACTCATCGCCAGAGATACAGTGTCGGGGACTACCACAACTTCAATCATCCGTACCAACCCGGAGGTTTTCCCCAACTACTCACAATTGTGGATACGGCTGTATGCGAGATCTGATGTTAGTGCATACTACGATAATCTGTATTTCTATGTTTACACGGGAGATCCCGCTACCAAAGTTACTTCCGGGTACCACAGTGCCGCGGTATACAGCACATCCACTACCCGGAGTTGGTCAACCACGACAGGCGCAGCACAGTGCGGCGGATGGATGCCGATTACAGGGGCATTAGCCACAGCAAACTTTTTCGGGAATGTAGATATTCGCATCCCAAAAGCAAACGATGCCACTTACCGTCATGTATGGGAGGCAACGGGCTACGCGGCAAACAGCAGTACAACCAGCGGTCACACGGCCTATGCCAAACAGTACGCGGCACATACCGGAACAGGGTCGATAACGGGGATAGAAGTCAAATGCGGCGCTTCTAACAACTTTGTCGCTGGTAGTAAACTAGACATCTACGGCTACACCGCTGACTCATAGGAGAATCATGGCAGACGTACCAATGAAGATGGTTGACGGGGTCACGATGCCCATGACGGAAGAGGAGATCGCCCAGATGGCGGCGTTTGCCGAGTCCGCAGACCTTGACTTTGATCATTTCATTCGTCCAGAACGGAACGGGCTTTTGGCAGGTTCCGATTGGACGCAGTTGGAAGACGCACCGTTATCTGATGAAGAGAAAACGGAATGGACAACCTATCGACAGTCCCTACGAGATTTACCGTCTACGGCAGACCGTGTATCGCTAATCGTATGGCCTACTACGCCAAGTTGATGCAGTATCGTAAAGAGGAGATCGAATAATGGCTATTGACTTTCCAAACAGCCCGTCAAACGGG